TCTCTGTATCAAAAGCATTAGTGGTTGTATAAAATTGTAGATTAGAATTTCTGCTAGTTGTGTCTACATATAAACCATCTCTTCCCGATACAATCTTTCCACCAGCACTATTAAGGGCTTGTCTGAAAAGTAACTCAGCAGTTCCGGTTGTAGAATTTGTGGCTGTATTGTTTTTAATATAAACCAATGGACTAGCAGCCGGATCTACAGAAAAGTAACCAGCAGAAAAAACTTCTAATTTTGATCCCGGCGTAGCCGTTCCAATGCCAATATTACCCGCTGTGTCTATTGTAATTCTATCATTAGTACCAAAAGCATTGTTGTAAGTAATATGAAATTTATTGTTTCCGTCTCTTCCAATAAGCCAACTATTAACATTTGATCTACTAAATAAAATTCCTTGTTGAGTCGCTGATTCTATTCTTGTGAAATTCGTCGCATCTGTTGTGTAAACCCATAAAGGTGTTCCAGCAGCGGCGTTGCTGATTCCAATTCCAAGTTTATTATTCGTACTATCCCAAATTAACGCACTGTCATTAGACAATGTGTTGGAATCAGTCCAAAATGCCACTCCGCTAGCAGAGCCAGTTCCGTCTAGACCGGAAGCCTGAATCCAATCATAAGCCTCGTTCCACTCGTTAGAATTCCCGCCAGTTGCTGTAATGACGCCGCTAACGTCTAGTTTTGTTGACGGAGTAGCCGTTCCAATACCAACACTACCATCGCTTTTAATAGCAAAAGAGATATTACTGTCTAAGTCAATAGAATTAGCACCGGCGGCAGTATATCCAGTATCTTCAATAAATGATGCGGAGTAACTTGATGTTGGGCAGTTGACAGATACATAGTGTGTGTATGAGAACGCCGTAGAGTTACTAATAAATAAATCTGTTTTGGAAGCGTCTCCAGATCTATTGATGTATTTTAAAGACAGGCTAGAATTTCCGTCGCTTCCCATTATGGAATAGTCAAATTCGCTATTTGTGCCACTCACATTCTTCAGTATTAACTTAATAGTTCTCCACACATTGGTGTTGGTATTATATGTTGTAATTTCAACAGCGGCACCATCTCCATTAGAGCTTGTATCTATTGTGCCTATATAAGTATCTGTTGTACTACCTAAGAAAAATGATGAGCTTTTTAATATTTGTCTGCCAATTCTAGCTATGCTATTTAATGCAGTATCTAACGAATAATTAGGGGAAGCTCCACCAATACCTAACCTATTATTAGTACTATCCCAAACCAACTGATTACTATCATAACTTAACGTATTATTATCTGTCCAGAACGCAACGTGACCATCCACACCACCGCCATCAACAAGGCTAGTACCCCAAACCCTACTGTCAATCTCGTCTGTGCGAAGTTTACCGTCGCTATCCAAAATAACGACGCTGTTATCTACGCCAGCCCCAAGATTCGCCGCATCTATAGTGGAGGAGAAGTTTGCCGTTGTGGCTATTAGCCCGCCAATGTGTAAATTACCATAAGTACCGGGAATGTAATTTCCTGAACTATTTTGTGCAACGCCAGAGCTTAATAGTGAAAATTCACTCTCGCTTGTGTCCCAACCCATAAAAGCGGTAAGACCAGCAGAACGAGTAAGGGCAAGTCCGCGATCAAGATTCGTATCCGTAACAACGTTTCCGCTAGCAAGGCCCAGTGTAATAATCGGATCTTCAACTTCCATTCTATCAACATCGGCTGTTACTGTTGTGCCGAGAATTGTGAGATTTCCACCAACTATAACATTACCGGTAATATTGCCGTCACCAGCAACGTGGAGCTTAGATGTTGGAGAGGTTATACCTATGCCAACATTGCCGTTGTTAGAAATACGCATACGCTCATCTAAGCTGGCGGCAGATGGTGCCGTTGCGAATGCAATAGATGTATTGTTATTAGTTCCGTCAGTCTCTAAGAATCTGATCTCAGATCTTGAAGCCCCGTTATTACTAAGTGAACGAATAGCTTTATAGACACCATTTGTCTGTGCTCCAGTTACATTATCGCTAAGTATTAATACGGATGCATTGGTTGAACTTGTGCGATTTACCTTGACTTCCAATGGGGCACCAGGACTACCAGTCCCAATACCAACCCTATCTGTAACGCCGTCAACAAACAACATATTAGCATTATTATTTGACTCTACTCTGAAATCAAGATTAGAACTATTATTGTTTACTATTACTTCTGTAGAAGTTAATAATATTTCTGAATTACTATTATTTCCACCGCTTCTTAGATATAAGTTAGTACTAGCTTTAGAAGAAAATATTGTATCTCCGTCTGTTGACGCTCTAATCCAAAAATCATTAGCTCCAGTATGGCTAATATGTTTAATTCCCTGATATACACTACTACCAATATCTCCTATAAATACTCCATCAGTACTGTCTGTATCTTTAACTAGAAACATTCCATCATTTGCTGGATAACGAATGTCTAATTTACCCGAAGGAGAAGCTGTCCCCATTCCGATATCACCACTTGATGTAATAACGAAATCATTCTGGGCGAACCGCCCAGCGATGATTGAGTCATCGTCGTAAACCTCAAATACAGGCAAGCCCGCATTATTATTCACGCTCATTAAAACGCCACTAAGATTATCTACAACGCTAAATAATGACCCGTTTGTTCCTTCAACGTTAAAAACAGTCCCGCTAGGTGTAGAGCCATAGGCGTGTAGAATTGCATTGGGCGAATTTGTACCAACCCCAACATTACCGCCGCTGGTTAATACAAGCTGTTCATCTCCACTTACAGAGTTATGTTTTAGAACAAAGGTTTCATTTGTAGTGTCATAATAAGTTTTAGCTTTAACAGCAGAGCCGTTATCATATTCTATAGTTGGGTTTGTTACATTTTCAACTTTAACATTACCGTCGTTAATGTGAAGTTTTTGTTCTGGGGAGGTGGTTCCGATACCAACATTTCCCCCAGAAGCGACTCTCATTCTCTCTGTAACCCCATGCCTAAAAACAATAGCATAAGCCGAATCCAAACTTCCTAAATATAAATCAGTGGCACCATAAATTTCGTTAGTGTCAATAGATATTCCATTAGAAGATGTTCCAATTTTGAGTAAACCGTTATCAAAAGTAGCCCCTGCAATAGTTCCACCGCCCCCATCTATTTGAACATCGCCAGCAACATGCAACTTTTCAGATGGCGAAGCCGTTCCAATACCGACATCGCCACTTGTGGTGATGACGAAATCATTCTGATTAAACCTACCTCCAACTATAGAGTAGTCAGAGTTAACTTGGAAGACGGGTAATCCAGCAATAGTATTAACACTCATGAGCGTTCCGCTCAAATTATCAACTACGCTAAATAACGAACCGTTTGTACCCTCTACGTTGAATACATTATCTCCACTTGTAGAAGAGTAAACATGTAGCATTGAATTGGGATCATTAGTATTAACGCCAACGTACCCGCTACATTCGGGAAATAGTAGTAAATCACCGCTTAAAGAGCTTATGGTATTATCAACTATCGCAATGTCAGAGATTATCCCACTTCCATTGACAAAAAGATTTCCGTCAATATAAATACTAGAGTCGTTATATGTAAGTCCAGAGCTTGGGTGCCAATATTCCGTATCACTATTCCAGACTAAGAAATTATTATTTACTAAACCCTCAACGTCTACGTCATGATTATCAGATAGATGGCCGTAAGAAATTGGTCTTACAAATATAGAGCCATTATTTGCAGCATCTAAAATAATAGCAGCTATTATAGAATGTTTTGGCTCAACATTTGTTAATTTACCGGGCACTGTTGGATGAACATAAAGAAGGTCACCATCCGCCCATGTTTCATCTCCAACCGCGATATTACTAGCTACACTACCTCTAGTATCTATTTCTTTTATGTGTCCAAACTGAATAGCGTAGCCGTTATTATTATTGTTAAGGCTTTCTAACATAAAGCCCATAAATCGGACTTCTCTAACTGTTGCATCAGCGACATATAAGTCTGGTAATATTATACCATTAGCATGAACGCCGCTCGCATAAACAACTTGCCCCTTGTATAAGACACCTCCCGTTTCATTTCTCACTCTAAAGAAAGAATGTTCACCAATATGAATATCAACAGTGTCCGTTAACGCAATGTTTACGGTGCCCTCAGTGTCGTTCCATGACATCTGACCTTTAAGAAGATCTGGCTCAATATTGGTATCAAAAGAAACAATGTCAAAAACACCGCTAGTAGCATAAACATTTCGGAAATTATTTGTAGAACTTCCAATGTCATAAACATTGTTAGTAACGGGAATAAAATGCCCCCCACTTGTAATCTTTAATTTATCAACAGCCTCTTCACTTGAAGCCGTTGAAAATACAATAGAAGTTGCATTTGAGGATACCGTGAATTCAGACTCGGCCATAGCGTAAACGCTTGCCGCGACCAAAATAGAATCAGAACCGCTGCTTTCATTAGACGCAGCGAAAGATAGACGGCCCAACTTTTCATTAGCTGTCAGGCCGCTATCTGACGTTTGTAGAGTTATATTCTGCATATTAATCCTAAACTAAATAATGTACCATCCAGTTGCACTAGGATAAGCTACTAGTGTCATAGACTCGTTTTCATAGTAAAGTCTTTTCGTTTGGGCACCGTCAATTGTTTCAGTTCCGTTACCATCTATAATAATTTGTCCAGCATTACTGTCAATTTTCTTGATAGACATAACTCTTCCACTATTACTAGATACTGCTGGTAGAGTGATCGTAATACCTCCACCGCCACCAGTACAAAGAATTATATCGCCGGTTGCAACAACGCTCGTTGTAGCTTCTTGAATAGATCTTAAAATTTTTGACTCTGTTACAGAATCATCTGCTAGTCCAGAATTTACAACCTGACCAAATCCTAAAGTTGTACCAGATCTTCTAAGCACATAGCCATCTGTACCTGCGGTAATATCTGCTGGATCACCAACACTATTAGAACTTCTACCGATAACAGATAGAGCAGAAGAATTTCTAAGTTTAGCGTTCGTAATTCCATCATTAGTAACAGATACGCCCGTTGAATTAACTGTGATAGCATCTCCAGCCTTTACAGATATCTTTGTATTACTACCACCTAATAAACCACCTGTAGTAGAAAAAGAGCTACTGTTAATATGTGTTTCATTTATAGAAGCAGCTCTAACATCGCCAGAAACACTTGTTCCACCAGCTACTGTGAAATCTATAGTTGAACTATCTAAGAAATTACCAGTAGTGAAGATTGCACTTTCTACATCTGTTGCGAAATTTGTAATCTGAGTTGTTGGAATGCTAATATCAACACTACTAGCTCCTGTTATTCTACCATTTTGATCAACGGTAAATGATCCTACCGAATTTGCATCTCCATACGTTCCAGTTGTAACGGCGGTTGGTTCTAATCCAATTTTAACTTGATCATAAGGACCGTTTACATTTACATTAACACCACTTACACCTTGCATTGTAAGCGTAGTTAAGTTATATACTAATGCAACATGATTATCATCATTAGGAGTGCCGTCCGACAAAGCCCAGAAACTCATAATGCCTGGGTTTTCACCGCTACCCTCAACTCCGCTAATTGAACCAGCAAGATCAGAAATAAGTTGCTGCTGTGTTACCGCGCGAAGTCCAGCACTATCAGAATCATAGAAAAGAAGTAGGTCATTTTCATTAAAATTGGCTTCTTGTCTCCCGTTAATTAAAGTGGTATCAACATCCATTGTGATGACGGGATTGCCAGCACCATCGGTTGAAACAACAGGAATGACGCCAGCATTAGCACCGGTACCCTTAGCAAATACCAATCTCTCACTTTCACTTAGCGTTGAAACGTCCGTTGTTGTTGCGCCACTTACAGTAAATTCAGTGAGAAGATCCGCACCGGCAATTAATTCATTGACAGTTATTTGTTTTAATCCCGCGCCTGAGTCAAGAATTAATAACGTATCATTGTTTGGAAGAACGTTAGTGCCAAGTATAAATGATTGCTGTGCAATAACACCGCTTCCAACATGAACGCCATCTCCGTTTACAACAATTCCAGTTCCAGGCGTTACGGAAACGCTATTGGCAGCAACAGTAATACCATTGCCAGCACCAACGTTTAGAGTTGTACTACCACCAAGGGCTGGGGTGCCACCGCCGGTTAAACCGTCACCAGCACTAACGCCGATTGTTGAATTTGTAAGACCTGAATTTGGAATATTTTGAAATGTATTAAGATCGCCATCAATTGTCTTATTTAAAAATTCCTGAACACCGGTACGTGTTGCGAGTTCATATTCAATATTATCTGCACCTGAAACAGCCCAATAATCATTTGACTCATCCCAGAAAATCTTTACGTTATTAGAATCACCTCTTTCAACCTCAATACCAGCATCTTCAGTTGGAGTGCCAGAAGCATTATTATTTAGTACGAGAATATTATCATTAATAGTTACTGTTTCTGTATTTACCGTAACAGTTTCCCCATTTACTACAAGATCGCCCTCAATCTTAACGCCAGTAGCAAAAGTAACAAGATTTGAAGCAATATTAATAGCATTGGTATTGTCAACTACACCAATATTCCCAGTGCTTAATAGGATGTTTGGAACTTTAAGCTGTGAATTGTCTTCATCAACAATGAAATTACTTGCTGAATCTAGCATTGGTTTTGATGGATCTTTTCCAAAAAACACAATACCTGAAGGATTTCTCAAGTTACCATCTGGGTAATTTTCGCTTGGATTATATGACATTATTTCTCTCCGTTATTTTGGTGGTGCGTTTTGCGATGTGTCTAAGATTTTATACACTAAATAATAAACCAGTTTGAATTGTCAGATATTACAGTTATTGACTGATTATCGTAGGGCATGTTGAAAATAGTAGAACTATCTAATTCTTCAGATCCAGAAGGTGAAATGGTGAGTTCTTTAAGACCGCCAGCTTTTCTTTTTATGATTATCTTCTTGCCACCAACGCCAGAAGCTGTTGGCAAAACTATATTAATTGATGAAGATGAACAATCTGCAAATACAACATCGTCTAAGGGGTCTAAATATGTAGAGGATGTTATTGTCTTGTAATAAACCTGAGTAGCTCTAAATGCCGTAGTCTGCACTGTACTGTCTGGAAACTTTATGCTTGAAATATCTATTTGCCCGCTTGAACTAACGCTTGCAACAACAGAGTCTGAATAATCGGTCCACTCCTGTAGATTTTCAGATTGTGCTGCGGCACCCTTTACTGTTAGCGGAACTGTTGCTGAATTTATATTGTGTATTATTGTTCCAGTGTCAATTTCTGAAACTAATATGCTGTTTGATTGCTGGGTAAAAGAAAAACCGTGATTGTAGTCAACTATTATTTTTGTTGATGAATTTGCATTTAGGGAAATGCGACCATTAGTTCCCTCAACCCAGCCGTATATTGGCTCCGTTGTAAAATTCTCAGAATATGGTTTTATGCCAAGTTTCCAAGTTGGACTTGTGCTATTATTTGAATGCAGGGCGACCATATTATCATATGTGTTATCTACATATGCGTGGAAAAAACACCCAGCACTATCTCTATAAAACCAAGTGTTTCTTGCCTCTAAAGATCCAGAAATATCAACATCGGCATCTATAAAAAGTCCACTACTTGATGGACTCCAAACAATTTCATCAATATTTGATAAAGAAGATGTACTAGACCAATATGCTAATGTGTTTTCTTGCCCTTCAAAAGATTGAAGGGCTGCGGAAGTTTGAGTTGTACCATCTGGAAAGGCGATGCCACTATAATGCGGCATTTGACCAGAAGCATGGCCCTGTTGGTTTAATAAGAAAGAGTAGTCTGCGGGATATGTGCAGAATACAATTGAAACGCCCTCAAGGTCAATGCGTTCGTTATTGTTGCTGCTATTAAGAACTAAATCCCTAGAAAGAGTGTTAGAATTATAAGTTCCAACGCCAACTTCGTAATTGGAGCCATTTTCAATTGTGTAATACGTAACATTCCCATTACCAATCGCATTGGCAAAGGACTGAAATCCACCAAATGTATCGTTTAATGTAAGAGTCCCGCTTCCACTGGTAATAGAAGTTTGTTTAACTCTATCTGAAAGTACTAACATATAAAACCTTTCCGATCAATCCAGTGGAATATTATCTATATTATTGTTTACACTAATTTCAAACTTTACAGCTCATAAAGAAGTTATTATTAAGGTGGAAACGTTGTAGAAGAACCTGGGTCATAAGTTGTTGGTGCTAAAGTTGTTGAAGAGGTTGTATTTTCGCTGGATTCTATACTAGAGGTAGTGGATGTTGTGCTAGTGCTCGTTGTTACGTCAGCGGTGGTGGATGTTGTGCTAGTGCTCGTTGTGGTTGGGCATGGCAAGTTGTCGTCTATGAGATAACAACCAAAGTAATACACACCACTATTAAGAGTGTCTGTTTCTAGATATCTCCAAGGATAATCGGTAAATGGAGGACCGGGCGATGAGCAGTTTGTTAATAAAGTTGCAAATCTTAACTGACTGTTCTCATAAAAAACATCTATAGCACTTGGATCTCCAGTTGGTAAGCTAGTGTCCCAAATTCCACCAGAAATTCTTATTATGGGCTGTATAAATTCGTCAAAACAAATATTATCGCCAGAATTTCCATCAAAGATAGTTATAAATAAAGGATGGTCGCCACTAGGTTTTAGGAATACATACGGGCCTTCAACTATATCATCACAATCCTGAATACTTCTTGGGAATATTCCGCCAGTACTTGATGTAAATTCTTCACCAAAAGCTGGATAAGTTAATTGCTGTAAACATGGAGATATTGTAGTAGTTGTAGTGCTTGTGGTAGTTGTGGTTGAAGGTATACAATTTTGGTCGCAATCTTCTAATGTTGAATACATACCAAGAGAAGAGCAAATAGTATATGCGTTAGAACCGACTGGATACGGGCCATAAAAATCAGAAGAACAAGATCCATCTTCAACGCAGCTAAAACATTCAATAAATATTAACTCTTCAGTAGTTGTTGTAGTCGTCGTAGCTCCGGGCTCTCCAGTTGTGCTTGTGGTTGTTGTGGTTCCTGGTTGTCCAGTTGTGCTTGTGGTTGTTGTAGTTCCTGGCCCCTCCGTTGTAGTTGTTGTTGTAGTAGTCGTTGTTACCGTGGTCAAACTAGCATTTGGTAAACATTTTTGAGTTTCAAAATCACAAACACTATATATTTCTAGTAACAAAGTTTTATCTAACAAATTTGCTTTTCTAACAAAGTCACAGCCTTCAAGTATAATGTTGCTAATTATGGTTTGCGAACCATTTGACCCAATGTATTTAACAGCAATAACTTCATTAGTCTCTTTTATTCTTAATGAAACTTTTATCCTGTTATTAATCACGAATGGGATATCTTCGTAGTCATCACCCGTGTTATTTAAGTTTGACAATATTTCAAGATCAAACTTATCTAGATAAAAATCAGCACTGCCTGTCTTTATCCCAATTGTTCTAAATAGCTGGCCGGAATCAATGAAAACATCACTAGTGTGAAAATAATTATCAATGGTAGATAGATTTAACGTGGCAACGAGTGTGGGCTCATCATAAGTGCCCCAACTGCCATAGTCATTGTCAACAACTATATAATTTGTTCCACTACCCTTTGGTATATAAACATTACCACATGGACATGGGTCATCTTCTCTTGGGCAAGGAACGCCACTTTCTGGGATTATTATATAGGTAGACGGATCGTCTAATGGAGAAGGTGTGGTGGTAGTTGTTAAAGTAATCGGTTCCGAATAAGAAATATAGGGCGGTGGTCGTTTGGCACACCTTTTAGGTCTTCCCATTTTGAATTCCTCAAGTATTGCAACATTGGCAAGCCGTGGATTCACTGCTGACCCAAAGTGGCCTATATTCTTGATCAATTTTAATGGCTATTACAAAATCGTTTGCGTTAATTTGTAGGAATTGATCTCTATTGTAAACATATACGTCTGATCCGCCCCTTGTTCTAATAATACCACTAGAGGCAGTATTAAAACTTCCTATTGAAATATTTTGTTGCGCTATGCCCTCTATTACTAAGGAGCTTAATGCATTTGAGTTTTGTATTGCTAAACCGCTCGCAAAAGCTATTTCCTTAAAGCTACTAAGTGACGTATTGTCACTAAACCTTATTGCGTTTTGGAGTCTTAAATCACCTTTAAGCTCTGCATATGGAATACCACTGTCAGCAAATTCGTATGTTGGAGTATTGCCTAGTGGAACTCCAGAATGCTTTAGAACAAATAGATCAGCCGTATTATTACCAGTAAACTTAAATGTTAACTGATTTTGCGGATAATCATCACCACCGTTGTCAACAACTTCTATTACGTTATTTTGTAACACAAGGCTTTCTGTTATATCACTATTTTCAATAGACATTTTGCCATTTGGTAAAAATAAATGCCTGTTATTTGAAGATAAATCACCACTTAGTAGAGGATAAGACCCATTACCTATTAAGAAAGTGTTATCAGTTTCAATGTTTTCCCCAAGAGAATCGTTTCCAATAATTATATTACCAGATACACCCGCATCGCAAAATCTCATCGCCTTATATCCAATGGCGATATTTGAAACGCCGCTTATCAAAGTTTGTGCAGCAAAAGAACCTATGGCAGTGTTTCTATCACCAGAGGCTAGTTCGCTAAGTGCCGCATACCCATAAGCCGTATTGTCAAAAGCACCAAAATCATCTAACCAAGTCCTATTGGTATTACTATCTATGCCAATTAATGTATTTCTATTTTCATCAACGTAAACAGAGCCGCCAGTGCTATCATACTTATTTTCTACAAGGTTGAATAGATTGCCACTTGAGTCAACGAAGTGCATGGTTGATGACTGTGTATCTGCTATGAAATATTCTTTAGTAAATATCTTTCCATACTGTTCGGTTGATGATACATTGCCAGTAGTCTCTTTTATACTTACAACTGCCTGATCATAGCCAGAGCCACCAATTGTAATCATGTCATTCATTTGGCCGCTTACAGCAAAAAAACCAATCTTGCCGTCTTCGTCCATTCTGATGAAAATATTTTGACCAGAATCTTTATACATACTAATATCAGCTATGCCACTGTTATTGTAGTATGATATTTCAATGCCACTATTTAAACAGTTGTCGTGCCCTAATAGTTGTAGGGATGATTTATAGTATCCATCACTTTCCGCAGTGGATCTTATAATTGAGTCTCTATTACTTCTAATGTTTAGCGTGGTGCTTGGTAACATCAAATGACTTACATTTCCAAAATCATTTATACCTAAAACACCGTCAGAATCGCCGCCCTTTAGCATTACTAAGCTATGAACTGGCTCGGATGTTGCATCAAAAGAATTTATTGTAAATCTATCTGATAGTGGCCCCTCATAAGATATATCGGAATCATCAAAGCACTTAATCTCAAAACCACTAAGCTTTGATAATCCAGTTTCACTATCTATTTGATTTACTCTCGTATTTGTTAGAAATCTTTGAGCAATGTCAACCCCTGGCTGATATGCACCATATGTGATAGTGTAATTTCCTAAAGCGGAAGCATCATTTACTGAACCGTATAAAAAGTTTACATTTCCGACGCCAGCGCATGAATGATTTGCTCCAGGTTCTTTTGCTATGTATACTTTTTCGCCATTATTATCATCTCTTATAAAGATACCTAAACAGTCTGGCTGCGTTACTAAAGATAAACCGCCACTACCAATAACTCTATCTGTCTGCAAATGTGATCCACCGCTAATATGGATACTTATATTTGTATTCCAAGATGATCTTGAGTATACATTATCTTCTTCTAGGCATGTTAATGTATTATTCTGTGGTTTAAATTGGAAATAGTAATTTCTTCTATAGCTATTATTCGCACCACTTGATTGTATTAAAAATCCAGCATCTTCTAACTGTTGATCAGAAAGATAACCGCAAGGAGAGTCAACTTCACAAACCCCACTAGAACCCAGGTGTAGTGTTTTACATTCATAAGCACATGTTGAAACAGTCTCATAGACATTTGAAATAACTTTATCAAAGTAACCAATAGACCATCTATTTTCATGGGTGCCCAAATTATTGTAGTTATTGAGTAGCGGAACAACGTCTCCGCTTACGGCAATGCCAGATAGGGCGTAGGAGAAATCCACAGTTCCACTTGGAAGGGTAATTCCGCTTGAAAAATAACCCCTATTAAATTGATAAGAAGGTGAACCGAGATTATATTTAGAATTTTCAGAAGGAGTTATAGCACCGCTAACTTGTAACGTTCCGTCTCCATGTAAGTCATTAACAGCTATTCCAAATTTTAATCCAGATAAGTCACCATGAACTAACGGGGTCAAGCCTGAACCAAGCGGGTTATCACATATGTACGTATTGTCAACCGGATGTGCAGCTATGTATAGTTTGTAGCTTTCATTTCTTCCGATGTAATAACCAGCGGCATTACCTATGGCTACATTGTAGTGACCAAACTTATTAGTTTCTAATGTATAATTTCCAACACCGATATTACCATAACCAGTGGTATTAGCCTCAACAGCTTTGTATCCAACCGCGATGTTATCACTACCATAAACATTGCAACTCAAAGCACTTGAGCCAATCGCAGTATTTTTTACACCTTGAAAATTATTTCTGAGTGCTGAATAGCCAAAGGCAGAATTGTCTTCATTAATACTATTTGTTACGAAGTAATTTTTAAGTGTTTCTTTTCCAGCTTTAGTTACTCTAGTATCTAAACTCGCAAAATTATTAGTGCTTAAATCCTTATCTACTAACAAGAGATGGACAGAATCAACAATGTCTATAAGATTGTGTCTTATATCATATGGTGATATTGAGCCAGTTGAATTGTCCGATAGTTCCGTAAGGATATTACTTACAAGCTGTTGCTTACTAATAATCATTTATCAGCTTTCTTATTTGAGGCTAATTTCTAGTGAATTGCTGTTAAATTTTATACTATCACCAATGTATACGTTTCTTGGATTCTGTAGTTGAGCATACATTAAAAGATTACCACTACCATGTTCTGAATTATCAACAATGGCAATTCCAGAAACCCATCCCCAATCAGTTAAAGCTGTATTGAAAACGATTTCGTTTTTATTTTTAATGAAACCATTTCCCTCATATTCTGTGTATCCACCGGTTGTCTGAGATCCACTAGTGTAAGTTTCTAATGGTGAATAAAAGTTTACACCGGGAAAAGTATTTGAAAAAGTAACAGTTATTGCAACCTCAGAAGGAGAAGCTGCTGCACCAGAAGCCTCTAAGAGATAAAGTGGATAAAAATAACCACTGTGATCAACTTCTTCGCTGTAAACTTGATAAACGGTTAAATCATCAGTACCAACGGATTGCCATGTAGCATCGCCGCTATTTTCTGGATCGCCAAGTTCAACCCTTGAATAATTAGTACTAACAAAATTAACACCCTGTAAAACTCCAGAAGGAATCTCTGGAATTGTTTCTCCAGTGTCCGAATCTTTTGGAACATCTGAAGTTAAAGCTATTGCAATATTAGCTGGTCTACTAAAAGCCGTATTCCTAAATAAATGACTAAGAAGACCAGACTCTAAATAATCTGATAAAGCGGCCATGTTTTTCTCCTAATAGAGTCCTGAATGTATACATCTACTGTATTATACACAAAAAAAGCCGCCCCCAACTAAATGAGAGCGGCTTAATCTGTTTAACCGTCTAGATTAGAATGAGCCAAGAATGACTCTTCTGTTATCTAGAACACCAAATCCTAGCTCTGCAAAGCCATAGTAGCCAGCACGTTGCTGACGGTGGAGAGTTGGGTCTTCAAAGACCTGAAGCTGCTCCTTAACTGGCATTACGAAACTGTCATTTGTGGACTGATCAAGACCAACTACAAGCTCAAGATCAGCGGTCTGTACGCTACCTGAAAGCTCGTTGGTAAAGAAGTCCTGGTATTCCTGGCCTTCGCCTAGTTCATCAAGGTCATGAAGACTTACGCCAAAGATACGGGTGATTGGAGCACCGTTTTCTGGGGCGGTATAGATCTCACGACGAGTTACTTCGTCAACTTGATCAAGACCCCAATTGCGGATATCCTCAAGAGCTTCTGGTGAAACGTAGAGGTCTGTTAGACGACCACGGCCAACTGAAGCACTGTTACCACCTGAATTACGACGCATTACAGTCTGCATGAGAGAAACTAGTCTCTTGCTAAAGAGGCCAGCAGTAGCATCACCGTCAAAAACGAGGATGTTACGATCAACGCCAGCAGCTAGAAGTGTGTGCCAGCCGTCATCATTCATCTTCTTTGTAAAGCCAGCTTCCATGACTTGCATAGCGCGACCAACGATATCCCATCTTGCTTCGCGGGCATAGCGAAGAAGATAGTCTACAGATGATGCAACACTATAAGTTGGAATCATGACATAATCGCCTTCAACTGAACGCTCTGGAACTCTACCGTGACCGGGATTTGTGTAAGCAACATGCTCACCTTCAAGGCCGGGGGAAATAAGATCAAGAGGATATTCAGTTGTTGCACCGGGCTCAACATTGATGGTTTCAAAAATGTTACCAAGAATGTTGCCAACTAGAACGCCCTTACGAAGAGGTAGTTCTAGAGCTTTTGCAAACTCACGCTGTGCGGCCTGAGCTACATTGATATCGGCATCCCCTGACTTGCGTAGAAGAGCGATAAATTCATCACTAGGTCTAGTATTTAATGGCATGTTTAATTCTCCTTTAATTATTCTTTCGTTCAGGGGAGGTTAACTTCTACTTTTGCATAGCCGTCTTCATCTTTTGATGTTAGGAATCGGCCTACGGCTAAAACGCCAGAGCTTCCTGGTGAATCACCACGGAAATTGCCAGCGTTTACATGACAAGCATAAGCTACATCACCAGCACTTGGTGTGCCAGTAATGTTGTTTGTTACAACATACCCCTTACGGAGAACTGTAACCTTGCCACCCTTCTGCACCTCATCCTTATGCTGGTTAAGATGTGTACGGGTAAGATCTTTGTTTACAACATCATTAAGAAGAACACCAACTGGTACAGTTGCTGATGTTGCAGCAGCATACTTAACAAGGTTAACACCCTGATCCATAGCTGCACCTGAACCAGCGGTATCATGAACAACTACACCACCGCGAGTAGCAGTGCCTTCGTTGTAAAAGAAGCTGATGTCAGTCTGAAATTCAAATCTATCTGATTTTAGAGCCATAATTATATCTCCTTTTTATCACTTACTAAGTACGTTGTTTTCTAGCCACTGGGCTACGCTAGCTCTTGTAACTTCTAGCTCATCTGTGTCATCAGAGGCATCTACTAGAGTTGCTTCGGTTGACTTAACGCCATCAAAAAGTTCTTCTGACACTTCTTCTTCAGCCTGTGAATCTTCAACTGAATCAGTAGCATCTTCTTCTGCATACTTTTTGTCCATCTTTCCCTTTTCTTCCATCTTTTTTTCATCCTTGTGCTCTTTAGCCATCTTCTTTTTATACATGGCTACGATGGAAGCAAAAGCTTCATCCTCAACAGCGTCATAAAGTGCTAGTGATTCTTCTGCTTCAACTGGCTCAAAACCAGCTTCTACAAGACTAGCCTTACGCATATTGTCTCGCTGCATCTTCTTCATTTTTTTCATTTCTTCTTCTTTTTTTGTCATCTCTGCATCCTTTGCAGCGATTGATTCTTCAAGACTCTTAACAGTGCTTTCCACTGCCTCAAGCTTGCTTTGAAGATCTGAAAGTTCTTCAGACTTAGCTGCCACAATACCTTTAAGATCGGTAATTGTATCAGCATACTCTTTATCTTTAGCAGCTTCAATCTGGGCGCGAATGGCCTTGTTTTCTTCTTTAGCAGATGCTAGCTCGTCGCGAACGTCAGCAAGCTGCTTCTCTAAAACATTGTTATCAGACATATTAATATCTCCTTGTGAAACATTTTCATTAACTTGAGAATCGTTTGTTGAGAAAGCTTTGCTAGCATCAAGGATAACACTTCTGGGATTAGCTGGCTTAGAAACTAAACCCTTCCCAGAAAAAGAGATGTCCCTTAATGATCTACCAATTTTATAGCCTTCGTACTCTCCTGTACCACCATAAGCCCGCAAGTGCTTAGTTAAAAAAGAAGATTCTTCTGTTCTAGCCACCACCTTGGCTTGCCCATTACTATCCAAAACTGAATAATCAAATCCAGAAAATAGACATTCCATAGAAACGAACCATTTACCTTCTTCAATTTCAGCAATGATTGTATTCATGCGTTGGCGATTTTCAGGGTTTGTCCAACTATTGTATAGCACGGCTTCTGTAATGATATCAAAATCTTTGGGCATTTCTGAATAATCTAGTAAACGATTTCCATCTCTGTCTACAACATAAGATCCAGTGATATGCCCAATAATATCATTTTCATTATGCATGAAGTTAAATTGTTTATCTTCTGGGGTTGATCTAGCAGCCCAGGTTTGTTCTGGTGAAAATACGTCATCATTTTTATTCCAACCAGTTGAAACCAAAACAGATTTAAGGTAATATAAATCAATTTGCTTTGGGTTAGCATTTTCAGCCTTAATTTTATTTAACAAATTTTCTAAAGCTGAATTTGTAGGGTGTTGTTTTGAAATAATGATAGGGGCGCAGTAGGCAACGGCACACTGTGCCTGCACAAGATCGGAAACGCCGTCTGTTATTTCATTGTTAAAAACTTTCATATTTTCCCTTTCAAAGACATTATACACAAAAAAAATCCGCAATTGTTATTAAGACATTTTTTGCTCTATATAACGACCGATAATCATTCTGTGATAATCATCAATGCTTGAATTATCAAGATTTACATTAGAATCTTTAATGTAGTCGGAAAAGGTTTTAGGGGTTTTCTTATTCTCTTTTAAGATTGCGATAACTTTGTCTTTAGAAACTTCTTCCATTACTACTAAGTTAGTAAATACATCTAATTTTAGCGTTTCCAGATCTTTGAATTCGGACTTAGTTAATTGTCTTAGGTTATTTTTGCCAGTAGATTGCACGAATGCTTTATTAACAATGTGCGAAACTTCTGACCACGATTTGTTAGCCCATGAAAATAATTCAGCAACTCCAGGTTTTGACCTTGGCTGTTCAACTCTCTGTTTTCTTGGGCCTTCATCCTGTTTAAGTGGTGGGCGACCATTATCGTTTTGTTGTTTTTGCTGCTTGTCCCTAAGCTTCATATTAATATCACCCTGTTTTTGTATTTTTTCAATATCCTTCTTATGATTGGCATTGTGGAATGGTCCAGCCTTATCTGGATAAGCGTCGTTATCCCTATCTTTAACTTCTCTTTTAAGTCTAATTTTTTCAATCTGTGGTATTTCTTTAAATCTTTCAATAAGAGTTTCGTGACTGATAATATCTCGGTCAGCGAGTTGGATAAGAAGATTCTTTTCGGCGGCTTCATCTGATAGAGTCATTTGATCAAAGTGAATATGAGCCTTGTATCTAAAACCCATAGACCTTCTTACTATTTCAATTTCCTTTTCCCAGAAACGAATAAGTTGATCACGACCGTATTGCAATCTTTCAACGAGAGTTTTTAGCGATATAAAGTTATTAGTAAAACCGCCGCCATTTGTAGCCATACCAGTAAGAGTGGGTGGAACACCAAGTCCAGCGTAAATACTATTAAGGACTGATGTATACTTTTCAGAACCTAAGAACTTGTAAACTTCACTACTTGATTCTTTGAATGATAATTCTGGACCCCAAACAAGTTCCATCGTTCCTCCACCGACATTGCTAGCAAGAATATCACGAAGTTTATTGATAGCGGCCTTATTTGGCAGAATCTTGTGTTCTAGATCACCAAGTGTCCACAATCTAATATTTGAAATAGCACCGTCTAAAGCTGACATGTCTGCAAGTCTCATTTTTTCAAGCATTACAATGTCGTCTAGAATAGCATAAATCATGGGATTGGCCCATTGTCGCCAATCATCTTTCTTGTAGTAGAAAACACCCAACCTTTCTGGCTCAAGTGGGATGTCCTTTTGTCCATTCTTTAACGCCCTCTTTACAGCGGGCGGAAGAGTTTCTATAACGTGACTAGGAATATCACCGCTTGTAAACTTGTCAAAAAATGAATTCGTAGTAATTGTGTAGTTCTGTAAACCCATAAACAGTGAAAGGTTTCCATCCTTCATCTTTACCGTTAAAGGGTTAAAAAAATTATATCTCCAGGGAATTTGATTTTGTGTCAGGTTTGGCACTTCAACCTTTATATCATTTGACAAAGCCTTCATGTATTGACTTAACTGTGGAGTAACATTAGCGTAACTGCGATAAACTATAACATTTCCGCACTTATAAAGATTATTGAGAAATCTTTCAGATCTTTCTTTACCATTAATACTCTTAAACCACTGTTGGTAAAATCTTTCAACGCTCTTGTTTTGATGAACAATCTGAATTCCCTGACTACCAAAGTCTCCCATTAAATCAATAATATTCCTAATAATTCCAACTTTATCGTATGCATCCATACACATTTTGATTATACGTCGTTGTTGGTTTGGGACGGCTTCGTTTGGCCTGAACGCATAATAATCGTTTTTATTAAAACCTGGACGAACTGAACGATTTGGCTCAATGTCAATAAAGTGACGATATGTATTCCCCTGAGTCTTGGAAACCCCTGCATAAGAATCAACATTTTCAGAAAATGCAGAAAACGCATTTGTTTTACTGGTGGAGTCATTATCGTTCCAAGTTATCATTTCTTTGTCGTTCATGTTACTTTCTCTCAATTGAATTGTATTCTGATTAACTAATTATTAATACACATCTTTCATTTGTTCCGTGAACCAGCTTGGTCCAGAATAATAATTTGGATTTTCATCTTTACTTCTAAACTCACCACCGCTAGCAAATCCACCGTAAAATTTATATTCAGCTTGCTCTGGGGTTCTTTGTATTATCCTAGCGGCCATATTTGCCATTAGTAGTGCTGAATAACGGTCTTTACGCATTTTACTTTTTCTACCTGTTCCAACTACCACTTCTGGTGTATCCCACCTATCTCTACCGTTTGTAGTTTGAGTCATCTGAATCATAGACAATTCATCTTTAAGTTCTTCTATTTCCATAACACAGTCTTCTAGCGTGTCAAACATTCTGCTTTTTATTGAATCATCAGAGTTAGATAGTCCAATTGTAATTGAATCAAAATATGGAAAAATCAAAACTTTGTCCTCAAAATCTTTTCTCATACCATGATTAGCTTCAGCAAGCCAATCATACTTTGCGAATTGGCACATTTCTACTATGTGTAAACCTCTTTCTCCATCTGTGTCTTTTGGTTTGTTGTCGTCTATAACGGGCCATATTGGAAGTTCGCCGTTTTTAATTTTGTCATTATCATGCAGAGATTCAGTTACGGCAACCCCACCACCCTGAGCATCAATAGCAATATGAACACATGGATAAAGCTTCATGAGATCTCTAATTTTTCTGGCACAATATGAATAAAAATCCGTTTCTGAAGAATAGCCCTTTTTAACAAGCTCTTTATGTTGAGATCTATTTGTAGTCCAACAATGAACAATTCTCCTATGGTCTGGATGAACTTCTAATACAATTATGCTAAAGTTATCCACTTCAGAAGCTGGGTCAACTCCGAATATGTACTTTTTCTCTGAATTCCCAATCAACGAAGCCTCAAATCTTATTTCATTACCTTGACTGTCTTTTATGGTATTGTGATCAGAAACAACGCATGACTCTATTAGTGTGCGCTTAAAGAAGCCCTGCGAATCTCTTGTAAAGCAAGCACCGTATTCCATTTGGTAAATACCAGAATGAACGGTCGCTTTTGATCTAGCCACTTGGTCTGAATCCATAAAGCCCTTTGGAAGTAACTCATATGGCATTCTTATAATTGAATACTGAGTCCAATCAAAATTATCTGGCGGTTCGTCTCCATTGAATACTTCTCTTAATTTTTGATTATCGCCCCTGCTCTTTATAATTGATTTCCACTTCTTCCAATATGTTGCGAAGTGATTAAAGTCATAATACGCAGTTCCCGATAAAATAATTTGATTGTCTTTCTTGTCTTCTTGTGTTTCAGATTCACTTTCAATTTTAATACCAAGTTCTTCAGCCTTCTTTTGTGCGGCTAGACGCTTTACGTTTTCAACTGGGTCTGCGCTAACTGCGGCAAAACCAGCAACAACGTTTTCAAAAATTTCTCTAGGTATAGACGCAAACTCGTCCGCAAGAATGTCATTAGCTCTTTGACCTCTAATTTTTTGTCCATCGCCAAGTGGCAGGCATGTAATAGTACTTTCGTTTAATCTTAATACGCACCTGTCTGGCGTTGTTCTAGGGCCACTGTCTCCATCACAAATATCTCTTAATAGATGTGAATTTCTCCATATAGCTTCCATGTATTCAAAAATTACCTTAGATTGTCTAAAGGCAGCACCTACTACCACAATCTTTCTACGTGGCAAAATGAGGGCTCTGAGGACCGCATAGAGGGATAGCATAAATGACTTACCAAATCCTCGACTAGCAATAAGCATTGGAAACTTACGATTCCATATCTCATTAAGCATTAATGCTTGAGATGGAAGTAAGTTTATTCCCAGTATCTGACTAGCGGCAAAAGATAGATATTCTGGTCTAGTCATAAGATATGCTAGTCTTAAATGAAAATCATCATCGCTTGGTCTTATTAAAGACATTGGATTAAATAGATCAGTCTCTATTTCATCTAGTCCTAGCCAAGCTTCTTCAATTTTTTTAAATTTCTTTATTGCCATTTGTCTATAATGCCATCTGCAAAGCCGTGATAAATAGCTTGTTTGGGGTTCATGTACCAATCGCCGTCTTTTAATTTTCTGTACAAATACTTTTTTACTTTACTAGTATCATAATTTTTGTTTTTGAAGAATTCAGCACTAACGCATTTACATGCATAGATATCCATCATAATGTCGCAAAGGTATTTTTCGTAGTTGTGCCAATTTTGAGCATTTAAGTATTGACTAGAATAACCACTAGTTCCGTAATGAACCATTACATATGAGTTTCTTGTCAATAGTCTTTTATGGGCGGCTTGTAGTATTATACTACTCATTGATTCTGCTTGACCATAAGAAATAATTGTAATTTTAGACCTACACATTTTGATAGCATCATAAATTGCCATTCCGTCTCCCCACTCGCCGCCAATGCTTTGCATGTGTACGGTTATTTCTTTACTAGAATCTTGGTCTAATGCTCTGAGGTTCTTAATGAACATCGTAGACATCTTATACTCAACACCCGGATTTTCATCGTATGAGTGATGATTATGAAGAAAAATTTCCCTTGTCAATAAACTAGCACCGTGTAAATGAAAATTGTCTAGCAAATCTGACATTATTTTTTTCTCCCTATGGTGTACATTTCGTTTATCCTTTTAAAGATACTACTTAGAACAAGAAAAGCGTTGTGCTTGTCTCCACAAAAAAGTACTTGAACATTGTTGTATAGCTGAAATTCAACTAAGCACTTTAACATATACCTACCTGTTATTTTGACAGACGCTTTGTTCTTGATGGGTATCCTACTTTCTTTTGGGAATTTTATTAAGTCCTCCGCTGAGAATTCTAGAATTAAAAACTTGTGAGGGAATGGCTCCATTCTTTCTATTTCCGCAAGAAACTGATATTTCTTCTGTCCAAGATTTATAGCTAATTCTTCAACACAGCCTTTTCTTTCTATGCAGATTTTATCTTCTAATCCCAATATTGAATAATCACCAGTGTCAAGTTTTTGGTCAACCATACCAGCACACGTATTGAATTCGCTGAAATGATAACCATCTTGTTCCCTGGTGTCTTTTATTACTGTGAATGGAGGAGCTTGTTTATATTTCATTTGATTAAGTTTATAAAAAGAGATTCGTAATGATGTTCTTTTCCACGAATGGAATTATGACACTTCTTACATAATGTTATTCCGTTTGATGGGTGGTAGCGTAAAGAACTAGCACTAGCCCACTTTTTAATGTGATGAACCTGTAAGGATGTTCTACAGTTGCAATTTGGCATCATGCACTTTCTTCCGTCTCTTTTTAAGACATCTTTACGAAATTGCTCATATGCGGGATCGTTATAATTTCTTTTCATAATGCCTGTATTTTATCAAACCTTACTAATTTACGAACTTCCCTACATAAAATCCTAGCATCTATTGACGTATCCTTCTTTAATATCTGATTAACTATTCTTTCAACTAGTTCATGACATACTTCGTCTGGATCACTAGCCTGTATAAAAATAATTAAGAATGGCGAATCAAATTCTCTTAAATCATATTCTGAAACCCTTTTAAAGCAATCCGAAAGATCTAGCGTTACTTTAAAATTTCTCATAATCAATCATCATCTTAACTAAACTATGTAAATTATGCTTGGGTCGCCATCCAAGTTTTATTTTAGCCTTGGTTGCGTCACCTAGTAAATAATCAACTTCTGCTGGTCTATAGAACTCTGGATCTATATACACTAGATCTCGCCAATCATCAATACCCACATAGCCAAAAGAGATATCCAAGAAATCCTTTATAGTGTGCGTATTACCAGTACATATAACATAATCATCACCAATTTCTTGCTGTAGCATTAGCCACATAGCTTCTACATAGTCTCCAGCATATCCCCAATCTCTATGTGCTTCTAGGTTGCCTAATCTTAGTTTAGGGAAACTTTCTTGAATACCTGAAGCAAAAAGTAATTCTCCGTCTTTGCATGTTTTTGATAAGTGGCTGTCTGTTATATTATTACGGTTTAAAAATCTAATAAACTTTCCTATCCACTTAGTTATTTTCTTGGTTACAAAATTATCCCCACGCCTTGGACCCTCGTGGTTAAAAAGTATACCCGTACTTGCATGTAATCCATAAGCCTCTCTATACATTCTAACAGCGTAATGTGCGGCGCATTTTGCTATCGCGTATGGTGACTGTGGTAGAAATTTAGTATTTTCATCTTGATATTTTCTTCCATCTATCTTGGTGCTGTACGATGCGCCGAACATCTCGCTTGAAGAAGCTTGATAGAATCTTACCTTATACATTTCTAAATCTACAATAGTTTGCAGCAGGTTAATACATCCCTTTCCTGTTATGTCCCATGTCAATCCAGGTTGTTTAAATGATGTGCCGACATGTGACTGTGCCGCCAAATTATAGATTTCATCTACATCGGCGTTATCTTTAAGAATGCAAAAAAGACTAGACATGTCGGTAACATCCCCCTCAACCAATTTGAAATTAGGATTCATTAATATATGTTTGATTCTCTGTGAGTTGTCGCTACTAGTTCTCCTAGAAACTCCCAGAACTTTATATCCCTTTTCAAGCAATAAATCTGCTAAATGGCTTCCATCTTGACCAGTAATTCCTGTTATAATAGCTTTTTTCATTTCTTCCTTTCCTTATCTCATTATTTTCCAAACGGGACAATTATGAGAATAGTAAGACCCATCAATCATATAGTTAAATTTTGGCGAATTTTCATACCTATGTAATTTGTGGTAATATCCAATATCCGTTGTGTCTTCTAGCTTCGGTAGATTGTTTATGAAATGTTGAAAATCTTTCAGCACACAACCATTAAACACGTAGAAGTAATCACATATTAATTCAGTGTCTTCGCCTATACCATGCTTGCTTGTTACATTAACACCCGAATCTTTTATTTCGCACTCAAGTAATTTTTCGTAATTAAACGATAAATCAAACCTAGTCATTATATAGTAGTCATAATCCTCTGTAAAGAGATTTATAGTTTCTTTAAATCTATTGTGTCTATCAATAATCCAGCCTTTATTATTCTTGTTGCAGACAAAATCTGTAAACTTGTAATCTCTGGGTTTTAGTTCAGACAATAATTCATTTTCTTTTTCGCTGTGATATGTAGAAAAAAAATGATGCACCTCATTGTCAGACTCTTTCAGTAATCTTAAAAGAGAATCCTTGTAATTTGTTTTATTCCAATCAATATTTGTTGACCACCCCATCCAATGATTATAGTTCTCTCTGTAGGAAATGCCAAAAAAACCTACAGCTATTTTTTTGCCCACTATGTCTTTGATATTCATTATTCTCTAACCGTGTCTGGTGTTAAGAATGGCTGATCAATCATGCCATCTTCGTATTTGTGATAAGCCCCTAATCTTTCCTCTTCCTTTTTCATGGCAAGTCTCATTTTTTCCATTTCAATGCCGTACTTTTTCATTTTCTCTGGATCTTGTATAAGACTTGCAACCCAAGACGTAAAACTTTGTTTACTATCCTCAAGTCTTTTTATTCGCTGTTCTCTAGTACCCTTCATCTCTTTTAACATGCTTGACTTTTTAGCTTGAAGTTCGCGGTAATCCCTATTCAAACTTTCTTGTGCTGCACGAAGGCTCGCCGTTTGCCGTTCTAAGTTAATAATAGTATCTTGATCCTGTTGATCTCTATCATTTTCCCTCTCTTCTTTCAACAATTTATCGTAAATGTTTATTTGCTCAATATTATCCTTATTAGCTTTAAGGCACCTATTCATTAATAGCTCAAGCTTTATAACATCAACAACCTGAAGTTCTTCCGTTGGGAAAACGTCATCTTTGAACTGTGCGATAATGCGGGACCAATGATATTTGAATAATTCAAGTTCTTCATTTGTGAATTGATTTTTAAGCTCTAGCCAATAGGGCCGATCTTCTAAAGAGAAAGCGGCGGCTTCTTCGTTTGTAACGCCCACCCTGAACTTACGTTTAATAAAGTCAATAACAGACTCTACATCGCGGTCTAGTTTTGCCGCTATGTCTTCAGGCGTCATACTATCAAGTAGACGGGCAATTGTGCGTTCTTCTTCTTTGGAAATTCTACCCTTACGCATAACCATTCTCCTTTAGAATTTCACGTATTACCTCAATAAGATAAAGTTTTCTTTTCTTTGGTATATAAGCTTCACTTGTGAACTTTAAGTAATCAGACCGAAGCTCAACGGGCAAAAAGCGGTCTATTATTATTTTTATGTCGCCCATATCCAGCTTATCATCTATATTGCATTCCCTGTCAAGAATTTGATCGTCATGTGGTAATTGCTTTGGGGCCAGTACCCTCTTCTTATCTTCGTCGTCTTTGACGAAGAAGTTATCTCTTACAAAATTCTTCAATCTATTAGAAAGATGTACTGATAAGAAATTCTCAAGGGGCCGACTTGCGTCATAACGGTCAAGGGCGTCCATACATATCATAAAAGCCTCTTGTTTTATATCCTCAACCTCGTACCCCTTAAATGTGTACTTGGGCGAAATCCTATTAACGACAATGTTAATTTGTTCAACCACTTGTTGTTCGTTCATTCCTTGGGGTATTTTCATGGGCCGTCCTCTTGCCACACTAGCGATCTCCACTTAGTACCGTCATAGTATTTAATACAGTCGTCTGTTTCATCATAATATATAACGCCTTTTCGTTCAGGGGCATTTTTCATTGTGTTAAGTTGGATGTTATTGGCTGTCAAACGTTTAATATCAACCTTTGGGCTTTTTAAAGATAAATTTTTATTGTAGTCTGTTACGGACTTACGGGCCGATTCTTCTCCAACAAGTGAGTCAAGGGGCAAAGACTCCAGATTACCGTCATGTCTTCCAAGAACGGAGTTCTTATTAACGACAACGGATGTTGGGAGGTGGGGCGATTCAGACGTAATAACAGAATTAGCTTCAGTAAGTACCTCAACGAATGTTGTTGGTACGTATGAAGATACCATAACATAATCGTTATGGGAGCAGACAACGGGCCTGGGTTTGAGAAGGGGGATGGGAATGCCGTTGTCTATCATGTAGAAGGGGCGGAATCTTTTTAAGAAGAATTTACCTTCGTTTTCAGATACATAGCCCAAGCCACGTTCAGTGAAACCGTGATCTTCGCATACTAACGTTATAGAGTAAAAGAACTTTGTGTTAATGCCAAATAGTGAAATAAAACTATTTGTGGATGAGCTTATTTCTTTTTGTTCAATTAGCTGTGCGTAATCTTTATCTACTATTAGGGCTTCTGTGCCTAGTAGTTCTATATCGGATGTGTTAGTTGGTAGACCCTTTTCAAGTGCTTGGATTCTGGATGTTTTTAACTTCATCGTCATCCTCACTTCGTTCGTCGTTAATTATGGATGCAATGGGGCGATCTTCTTGATTTAAATCGTTTAATACTTCTAACGACAAAGATGCGGTCGCTTTGCAATTCAATTGACAGTCTATTTGTTTCTTCTGTTTCATAGTTGTTTCCTCCTAGTGATATTATACACATTGCGGTAATATTTAGCAACTCTTAGGGTCTATCTGAAGAGATCGGGTAAGACATATTAATTTGATTGGGGTTATTTTGTTTGAACCACCCCGGGCTTTTTCGCCATTTTACCCAAGTTCACTTTTGAAGATAAAACCCCCACCCCACCCATCTTACCATGAGTCGTAAGTGGTTGATATGCCTAGACTTACGTATCTGCCATCCCGCCGCCAGCGTCGTAAGTCCTTTGATACCAACAACTTACGTCACTTTCAGACGCATTTGCCGTGCCAATGATTTTTGGCATGATATTTGCACACAAAAAAAAATCCCAAAAAAACATTTGTACAGTATTGACAAATCTGGATCGTTTGGTATAATGGTGGCATAGTTGAGAGGGAAAGACGAGAGGCAAAAAAAATCCGAAAAAAAAATCCTCAAGGGGTTGACAGCGGATTGCCGATAGTCTAGAATAGAGAAAAGGAAAGAAAGAAGAAAAGGAAACAGAAAATGATCTACAACTACTACGCTCTCGTGATGGATGCTTGGGAATGCGAACTGGACTACATTGGTCCATTCCAGACAAAGGAAGAAGCCGAAACAGCGGCTTGGGAAAAGTGGGATGGTGATGAAAACATGTACAGCATGTCCATCCTACGCCAAGCAGGAGCGTTGGCCTGCTGAAAAAAATCCATTCAAGGGGTTGACACCCAAAAGCCGATAGTGTAGAATAGAAGAAGAAGAAAGAAACCAAAGGAAAGAAAAATGAAAAACTTCATCAACGTCAACGCTTCAAACCGCTACAAGATCGGTGACAGTGTGGAATGGGTTTCCAAGAGTGGAAACCGGTACACTGGCGAGATCATGAGCATCCGCGAGGATCGTTCAGAGGATCTCTACCAGAGGGGTGCCTTGATTTGCGTTCGCCTTGAAGGTGGAGAGTATCGCAACTTCTATGAGAATCAGGTTGACCATCACCTTCTAGAATCCTCTCTCTAATGAGGGGGATTCGCATGTACAGGTAGACATCTGTTCAGTACTCACAACTGTACACTAGGTAGACGCATGTACACCGCGTTCGCCACCGTGAGACGTAAACCCTTGGGAATAAAGGACTTACGTCATCGCGGCCCCGCCGCCCGAGTCGTAAGTCGTTGATATGAAAGGACTTACGTCACTTCGGGACGCATTTTCCATGCCAAAAAGTTTGGCACGATATTTGCAATAGCACACTGCGTGCCAAACGACCGCAATCTTGCTGCGATCTTTGTCAAGAAATCTTGACACAAAAAAACATTTGTTCAGTATTGCGGATTCAAGAATCTTTGGTAGAATGCCGATATAAGAAGTAAGGAAAAGAAAGAAAAGGAAAAGAAAATGAACTTCACAACTACACCTCTGTTCATCGCCCGTATCTATGACATCTATGGCGAAGTGATTGGGTACACCACTCACAGCAATGCCGCCATGCTGGAAAACATTGTCCGTGGCGATTGGGAAGGTAGCGACCACGCTACAGAGTTCAGGATCGTTGACCAGAATGGCAACGAACTGGTGAACGATCTGATCTGAACACCTGTTCAGTGTTGACAGCCCGAAAAACATTTGGTAGAATCAGGACATACCCAAGGAGATGAAAGACATGAAAAACCCAAGAATCCGCTTTTTCTACAATGGCAAGGCCCGCGACGGTGAAGTGGTGAGCCGGTTTCGTTCACTGAAAAACGTTTACTGCATCACCGTACTGTTGACCAGCGGTGAGACGAAGACGTTTCACGAAGACAAGATTACTGGCCTAGAGTACCTTGACTGAACACATGTTCAGTGTTGACGAGCAAGAAAATCTCTGGTAGAATCAGAGCATCACAAAGGAAAAGGAAAGAAAAATGAGCGTTGCACAAACCCCCGGATTCCGATTTTCAGATCTTGACTATGAAGTGCAGGATCTCATCTCTGCCATCAAGCAGAGCCAGATCTGCCTAGAACGTTGGGATCTTGATGAGTATGACCGCCAGTTTCATCGCAACTTGATTGCAAACTGTGCGAACCAACTTCGTCTCCACTGGTATCCCGAATCCTCCAACTGAACAAAGGAGCACTATACACATGGACACCTACTACCCCGGAATGTGTGAAGATGAACGTCTGTACACTGAATCGGCTGAACATGCTGAACACATGGAAGAACTGAACAGGCGTACACTAGAGATGATGATGATGGATGAGGCATACGCTGAACAGATGGATACCTGAACGTATGTACAGTGGCTAGCGGGCGGTGACGTAAACCCTTGGGAATAAAGGACTTACGTCGCTGAAGCCCCGCCGCCCGAGTCGTAAGTCGTTGATATATAAGGACTTACGTCACTTGCCATGGCAAACGCCGTGCCATGTCTCACCCAAACCGGACGGATAGCGTTTGGCATGATATTTGCACACTACAGCAACTTCCGTGCCAAAAAACGCACTGCCTAATCTGTGAGCAGCCCAAAAGCGTTACCACCAGTGGGGGGTGTTGCAAAATGCTACACTTTGCGATTTCACTCGGGAAAACAGTGACGCAAAATGCTACACCACTGTTGCAAAATGCTACGCCTAAAAAATAGGCACGAAAAAAAATGTGCGTAAAACACGGGAAAAAAGCACAAAAATATTTTTCAGGGTTTGGCACGGCATTCGCACTATATTCTAGCATGGAAAACATCATCACAATCATCATTCTCTCGGGGTTGGCCTTCCTGTTTTGGATCACCCTTCCCGACAACTACTGAACAAGTTTTCAGTGTTGACAAGCAAAAAAAACTTTGGTAGAATCAGGAAAAGGAAAAGGAAAAGGAAAGAAAAATGAAACGTTCACTAGTTCGCAAGATTGCCCGTACTTCTCACATTCACGGAACGTGGAAGCCACGTTCACAACATGGATTGATTCAAACCGGATTCTCGGTTTGGGATGGAGATCGGAAGGTCGGATTCATTGATTCCATCAATGCCGATGAAGCCTATGGTCTGATTCCAGAAGGATGGATCGCCAATGCAAAGACAACTCTACATCTTGAAAAGGTTTTCTGTGAAGCCTGAACAAGTGTTCAGTGTTGACAGCCTAAAAAATATCTGGTAGAATCAGGACACCACAAAGGAAAAGGAAAGAAAATGGAAAGCCCGTTTCAGGTTAGCCCCGAAGCATTTGCTAGGATTATGAAAAGTTTTGAGGAGATTGCTGTTCTGGACGATTATTCGCCAGAGCCAGAAGATGAGGATTCCGACGGATTTTACGATTTTGAGGTTGACGATGGGCAACCCACCGAGTATGATGAATGGCAGAGTTTTGACCCCGATTGCTGAGAGGTGAAAAAATGTTCAGTGTGCTTTCAATCGTTCTGTTTTTCGTCGTGTTCTATCTGCTGTTCAACAGTTCACCAGTAGAATACTGAACAAGTGTTCAGTGTTGACAGCCGAAAAATATCTGGTAGACTTGGGAAAAGGAAGAAAAGGAAAAGGAAAGAAAATGCAAAATATCAACTACAAAATCTTGACCATTGAAGAGTTCAACGCAGCCATCGCAGAACTCAAAAGAGAAACAGAGAACGTCTCCCTTCCAGAGGGGGAAGAGTTCTTTGACGCTCTGGAAGATTTTCGCGGTCCCGAAATCACCGCAGAGGAGATGGATTGGACGGTGAGCGATGCCGACTATGAGGCTTGGCTTGATCGTAGGTCAGAAAAGTTGAAGCGGAAAACAGCCCGCGACCATGAGGCCGAAACTAGAGCGAAGACTCTAGCATTCTACATGGACGAAGACAACATCCTGAACGAACGTTCACTGTGGGAGGACTGAACACCCATTCAGTAGGTAGACATATGTACACTACCCGATCCCGTTCACCCCCAAGGTGTACAGTACTGAACACCTGTACACTACGGGGCCCCGCCGCCCGAGTCGTAAGTCCTTTATTTTCAACCACTTACGTCACTCGGAGAGGCGAAAACCGTGCCAAAAGTTTTGGCATGAGATTTGCACGAGCAAACCGCGTACCAAAGAAGAAAAAAATAATCCGAAAAATCTTTGAAGAAAGTGCTTGACGGGTGCCGATATATCTGATAGACTCAGGGCATGATCAGTAAGGAAACCAAAGGAATTCAGACCATGATGAAGTTCAGCACAAACGTTCAGTGTGAAGAGACGTTCACCCCTGTCACTCTGTTCATTAGCGACTGCTGTGGAGAGTACATGGATAGCGTTGAAGCCGATCACGAACTTTGCCCATGCTGCCATGAGCATTGTGAGGTTATCACAGAAGAATGGGGAGGGTGAACAAACGTTCCCCGTTGACAGCACAAAAATATCTGGTAGAATCTGAGAAAAGGAAAAGAAAAGAATATGGATAACCTTGCAATACTCCAACACCAACCACAAGGAAAGAACACAATGAGCAACACTTACACTGACAAGCGGTACCTTGTAACACGCCCAAATCGTGAAGGTGTTTCAGTATGGTACGATCCCGCCAAGGGAATGTATTATATCGGCAAGTTTTGGCCTACTGGTGGTGGTCTGGTTCGCCATTATAGTAAGAGCCATAGTTATATTATGAAACGTTGGGAACGTTCCTACGCTTGGATAAAATAGGAGAATAATAATGTCAGAAAAGCATAATGGTTGGGCGAACTATGAAACTTGGATTGTTTATACTTGGATGAATAATGATCCAGAGTCTCAACAGTTCTTTGCTGAGATGGTAAAAGAAGCCTATAGTATGGCTGAAGAGCAGCAGTATTTTACAAAGGAAGAAGAGACTGCTATACTTCTCGCGGAATACTTGAAGGAGCATTTTGAAGATAACTACGAACTTGAAAATGTAACTGGACTATACGACGATTTGATCATGAGCGCGTTGAGTAATGTTGATTGGCATGAAATAGCACAACATAGTATTGAGGATATTAATGTATAATGGTATTTTTAACATTGTGCCTGTTATTGTTTTTATCCTCATTTTGTATGGTTATATTAATGCTGAAACTTGACGTATAGTGTACGTTTGTTCACCAAGAACCCCCGCGAGTCGTAAGTCGTTGGTATCAAAGGACTTACGTCACCGGGGCGGGGGGTTTTGTGTCGTAAGTACTTGAAAACAAAGGACTTACGTCACTCAAGTTCAGACTTGACATGTGCCGATGATATGGTAGAATGGATAGGTGTACAGGAGATGGGTAATGTACACTAGATGTACGGGTGTACAGTAGTGTACAGATTTACACTGATGTACAAATGAATAGGGGTGTACAGCCCTATCCTGACATATCATGGGAAAATGGGTAGTCAGCCAAAAAACGCTCAAGATTCCGCTTGACAGTGCCGATATAGAGTGTATAATCAAAGCATCGCCCAGCCAAGCAAGATGGAGTACAGATAGGCTATCTTATCACTTGACATAGCCTAGTGTTTCTGGTAAGATACTGTACTGAGGTGCGAGTCCTACCTGGGTGTTTTAATATACTTTGGAGAAGATGATGAAAGTAACTCTGGCAGATATTGGTGAGGCTAAGATTCTCGCAGAAGAAAACTACCATACGTGGGGACAGTATATAGTTGAGTGTTACACTGGCGAGGAACTTGCAGAACAACTTGCTGAGTTTGACACCCTTGAAGAATGGGTGGAGATCCGACAAAGAGTGGCTGAAATATATGAAGAGCGCATGAGTACTTAGGAGATGTGATATGGATAAAGAATCTGCTATATTTTTTATTCTGAGAGTATTATCGTCACACATGGCGGTTTTATCTAAACCCATGAGAGAAAATGCTCTTGACTTGGCGAACGAGCATGGTATAACAGTGAAAGATCTGATTCGCACCGCACTAGAAAGAGCAGAGAATGTATAATGAATCTTTTCGTATTAGATAACGATCCAGAGATAGCAGCCCAAAGTATGTGTGATAAGCATATACCAAAAATGGTTGTTGAAACTTTCCAGATGATGGGTAGTGCATTACGTCGCCACGGTGCTACCGATTCCGCTATGCCGCTAACGTCTAAGGGTACTCCACTTATAGGTGGATATAAACACCATCCCGTTACAATATGGATTGGCGATAGTATAACTAACTTTGTATGGGCCGCTCTTCATGGTATAGCATTATGTGAAGAATATACTATGCGTTATAGTAAACGTCACTCATGTCATAATGGTATATTACAAATGGCCGATATGATGGACTATATTAACATTGGGCCACAAACGCCATATGCACAGGCCATGCCGGAAGAATATCGTTCAGAAAATGCGGTTGACAGTTACCGCAAATACTATAAAATGGACAAAGCAAGATTTGCCAAGTGGGAGAAGGGCAGGCCCGCTCCCGATTGGTGGTAACTATAATACCCAGATGATCCCTACGGTTGACTGTAAATCAACTGACATATTATGTAGGGTGGCGTCAAGTGGTTCAATTCCTCCATCTGGGACTTGACAGGATTCGCAAGTGTCGTATAATGATAATATGGGGGTGTAGCTTAGTGGCTAAAGCAACGGTCTTTTAAACCGTAAATCGTGGGTTCGAGTCCCACCGCCCCTACTATTGACAAGTATCGTTTTTCTGTGTATAATAGGAATATACAATGTTTGAACTCATACTAAGTATTATGTTTCTTTGTTTCCTTTACTCTTTTTATGGTGATGAAAATGGATGAAGATGATCTTGACATATCTGAGATGTGGTGGTATGATGATGAACTAGACTGCTACGTGGGCGATGATTACGACGAAGATTACGATTACGAAGAGGTTAACTAAATGTATAATGTTCGTTTTCACCTTCAACGTGGACCTTACTATAAGTTTTGGCAGATTCGTGATGGGAAAGATAGGCAGTGTGCCCCATCTTATGTTGACCCAACAAAATATCAACTTACTATGGTAGATTGTGAGTTAGTGTGCAATGAATCAAAAGCGAGAAAAGTATACGCCGCAGGAGTTAAAGACGTTTGTGGATGGGTTCAGTGTCGCAATGTGTTTTGTAGTGATCTTAGTGTTTTTAGTCCTGCAAATACTGACGAGTATCCTCGCTTATACTTTAACCCCATAGTTGATACTGCGTGGCGTTTGGAGGGTTTTCCAGAAGAAAACTGGAATGGTAGACATGTGGACACTATTATAACTAGTGGGCATAGGTGCTACATTGATCAAGATTGCTTGGTGACGTAAACCCTTGCAATCAAAGGACTTACGACTCGGGGGGCGGGGCGGCAAAGCCGTAAGTCTAGTCATACCAACGACTTACGTCACTTCTCTAGGCATTTTCTGTGCCGCAGCTTTGGCATGATATTTGCCCGTGCAAACCGTGTGCCATAAAAATCTTTTTTTTTCTCAAGAATACCGCTTGACGTTGCCGATATACTTTGTAGAATGAGAGCATCACCAACGGAGACGAGAAAATGAAAGTAGCAAACGGGAACGACAAACTGGGTAAGGGCTGCGTTGTTGTTAGCCGTCCGGTGGGCGATACTTGCCCCTCAACGTGTGCATTCTTGGGCAATGGGTGCTATGCCGAAGCGACGGAACGACAGTATAAGAATGTTCGCCCCGCCAGTATGCAAAACGTTATAACTGAAGTAGCCCGCATTCGCAGCATGATCATTGATGCTATTAAGCGTGGAAAGTCTATCCGATGGCACGAACGGGGAGATTGGTTTCTTGATGGAAAACTTGATGAGGACTATGTTAATAATGTTAGTGTTGCTTGTGAATCTGTTATCAAGTCCGGTTATACTCTTCCCGATATGTGGTTTTATACTCATATTTATGATAGCCGACTTGTTTCACTAGAAAAGTATATGGCAGTGTATGCTAGCATTCACAATGCGGAAGATATGGCAGAAGCCAAGCGAGTAGGTTTCAAACTGTTCGCGTGGTGTGATTCCGACGAGGCCATTGTATCAAAGCGTCCTCGCGGTAAAGTAAAGAAAGCCGAGTGGCAAGCCGCCCTTCCTAAACTTGTGGTGTTGGAAGGTGAAACATTTGTAACATGTCCGGAGATTCGCAAGGGCCGTGACTTTGTAACATGCACGGGAAGTAAAGATAGTAACGCCTGCAATATGTGTCCTCGCGGTAAGAAAAATGTACTATTCCCTTCTCACTGATGTTAATATAACGTGAACGCATGTTCACCAAAACCCTCGCGTGACGTAAGTCGTTGATACCAAAGGACTTACGACTCGCGGGGCGGGGGGCCGGTGACGTAAGTGCTTGAAAACAAAAGACTTACGACACTCACAAGAAAATCTCAAGATACCCCTTGACATAGGACGATGATAGTGTAGAATGAGGGAGTAGTGAGGAGGGATTAAGCTGGACAGATGATCAGTGGTGTACACTGTACAGTACTGAACACTTGTACGGGTTTGTCTTAGCTGATCTAGCAAGATCATGGGAAAATGGGTAGTCAGCCAAAAAAACGAAAAAAACGGTTGACAACTCAAGTTCCTCTGATAAAATGACGATATAACAAGTAGCCCATTAAGAAAGGGAGTGAATGAAACCACTGATCGGACTTGGGAGTGACCTTGCAGATGGTAAGGTTGTTTCCATCACCCGCGAGGGTGTAAAGGTTGATGTCAAGGGGAAGATCGTCGCGTTGACGTTCTCGCAAGTTGAATCTATTGTTTTTGGAGGTTGATTTTATGTCATACGTTGAAGTTTCTAAGGCTCTTACCGTTGGTCAGCATATCCGTTGCAAGTACCCTAAGCATGGCCGTCTGAATGTGCTGAAGTGGCACGATGGCGTGGTTGAGAAGGTGGGCGACGGTCCTCATGGCCGATACGCTCTGGTTCTTGAGCCAAAGAGTCGTCAGTATCGTACCCTGCGATGTGACAAGATGGTTGATACCGTTTTGTCCTAGCCCTTGACGGTGTGGGCGGCATGTGCTATAATGGTGCATGTCGCTCACACGACGGGGCGTAAGGTAAGCCGGTTGCATCCGACACTCTTATAAGGTGTTCATAGGCTGGTTCGACTCCAGCACGCCCTACTCTCCATTATGTAATGAGAAAGGAGGGTTGCCTATATCATAGAACTATTCATCATGGTGTTCATTTGGACACTTATCTCAAACAACGAATGAGGTTATAATATGGAAACTTTAGTAGTAGTGATGGGGCTTTTGGGTCTTGCAAGTAATCAACTCAAGAATCCTGCCCAATATCACCCTCAACCGGTGCAACAGTATTATAACCCACAAACAGGAAAGTATTACATTTATCACCAAGGCTATATGTATGAGCAAAACGTACCACAAAATCAAGGGTATCAAAATCAGCCCCCGCAAAATCTGGCAAGTCCCTACGGGACACAGACAGGACCGCAAAGTTACTATTATGGACAACCGCCCCAAACGGCAACGTACCCGCAGGGATTCTATCGTTAAACACTTGAAGGAGTTTGAATAACATGGGAGGAGGACGAGTGATGAAAAGCAACCCACAGGCAGCGTGTGAACTTCATAGTGTGCTGGCCGACATCTTAGAGGAGTATGAGTACGACACTGAATGCCATGAGCAGACCGGCATGGATATGCACTCGCAAAGAGACATGATCCTGCGGGCCAAACGGGCTATCGCTCACTTTACTGGACAGCCAGTAGCACCGTGCTACTGGGAGGCCGAGGACTACGAGTCGCCACAGGAGGACGAGTGATGAAAACTTTCACCATTGAATGCGTAACTCTAGAAGTCCTTTGTGAGTTTAATAAGTTGGATATTGAAGCGGTTTTTGGGGAGGTTAATCATAGTGAGATTTCTTTCGGAAATAATGCTGATACCCTCTTGACAAAGGCCCAACTAGAATATATACTGGACCGCAAGTTGGATTGGGAAGGTTCCGAAGACATTCTTATTAGTTTGGGGTGCTAAAATGGCTGGAAAAGTTGTTGTAGAGTTTAGTGGTTATATGGTTCTTGATGATAACACAATCTTTATGCGATTATATGAGGGTGTGGCTTCTAGCTCATTCATTACTGCCAAACAGTGGCTTGCTCTTGACAACGAGTATAAGGATGAGTACGTTATCTATAGCATGGAACACGCTATGTCAGACGCTCAGGAACTAGGGTGGAACCATTCCGATATTCTTGTTGAAGACGAGAATGGTGAGGAAGTTTACTCTGATAGGACATATTCATGAAAATCTCCAAAGAAAAAATAATGTCTGCTATTGATATGAATCCAGACGAGCGTTGGACACTAGCAGACCTGAAGGTTGCACTAGAAAGGATTGAAGGTAATTTACAAAAGATTATAGATCAGATGGAAGATGATTATCTTGCGTATGAGTTGGGCGATGTGTCTAATCTGGTACAGGTAATAAGGGAGTCACTATAATATGACTTACTATATTCAAAAGCATGATATGAATATTATTCTGGATGCTCTAGAGTGTTTGAGTGAACACATTAAGCATTATGAGGGAAATAGTCCTAGTTATACTTGGACTCTAGATGAAGTTGATAGTCTTTTTCAGAGTTTTGCTTTTTACAGCGAAGCAGAATAAATGAACCTAAGGGAGACACTATAATGGCAAGTAGTATTTTTGATCTTTACACGCCCCAGCAACTCAGAGAAATGTACTTTGATACTTGGGAAAGTGAATATCACGAATGGTTAAATAATGAAGTTGCCCACATGCTTCTATATGAACTGTTTGAGGATGGAAATGAAGAAAAACTCAAACGTCTAGAAATGCAAGCAATAGAAGAGGCAACCTATGGTTATGATGATGATTATGGTTATGAACTAAAAGAGTTTGATAAACAGGTGGAATATACTGCTAACGGGCCTCAACTACTTCTCTTTCCGGTTGAGTGACGTAAACCCTTGGGGCGTAAGGACTTACGCTCCGGGGGGCGGGGCGGCGGCGACGTAAGTCTAGTCATATCAAGGACTTACGACACAAAATATTTTTCCTCAAGAAAACCCCTTGACATGGACGATACGTAGTGTAGAATCAAGGGACACGAAGGAGAGAAATGATGGTTGCCCATATGACGAAAAACCCGCGATACCCGTTCAATGTGCGATGCAAGCACTGTGGCATTCTGTACACCATGTACATTGATCCACAAGACTATGCCGATTGGTGTTCTGGCGAAGCCTTTATTCAAGACATGATGCCATACCTTTCTGCTGGCGAACGTGAACTTCTGATCAGTAGTACTTGTGGCTCTTGTTTTGATCAGATTTTTGACCTTGACAATGAAGATGAAGTAGAGTAAGATATACAGAGTTGAGTTTGATTCCCACCACTTAGGAGATTGATATGACTGTTTACGAGAAAATCAAGATTGATAGCGATATTACTGCGGGTTCATTTGTTCGCAACCTGACAGGTGCGACCGGAACAGGATTTGCAGAGAATGCCCATGTCCACAAAGATTGGTGGGCTAAAACTGAATCCTACGATGACGTTCTTGAGAAGACTCAAAACGCCATTGATAACCGTGAGGATGTCATGGTCAAGGCTGGGCAGATTTCCTGCACGGTTGTGAATGATGTCATGCAGTTCACCACTGCTGACGGTCGCTCGTTCACGCCAACGGATCACTGCCTGGAGCAGTTTAGCATCCGCACCAAGGTTCCATCGTCCAGCGTCATGCGTGAACTTCGCAAACTGGATGGGTACGATGAGCACGATGCCGACCTCATGGCCCGCATTGGCAATAACGCTCTGCGTCGGATTGATGCCGACAAGGAGTTTCGCCTTCGCACCTATACTGACGGGACTGCCCGTGCGTTTGTTACCGATAAGTATGCCCCGATTGATAACCGCTGGTATCTGGAAACTCTTCGTGAGTTCCTGCCCGATGCACGGTTCTCACACTGGAAGGGTGATGAGGATACTATCTACGGCAACCTTCTGATTCCTGACTCTGTTATTGATTATGGTCAGGATGACGACACCGACTACGGTGGCATGGTTTCTGTGGGTAACTGTGAGATCGGCAAACGCCGCATCACGCAGACGCCTAGCCTCTTTCGTGCGATCTGCATGAATGGTTGCATCTGGGGTCAGACAAAGGGTAAGGATATTTCACGGGTTCACCGTGGAAAGATTGATCTTGATAAACTCAAGATTATGATTGCTGAAAACATTGAGTTTCAGTTGTCCATCCTTCCTGACGGTATTCGTAAGTTCCTTGATACCCGTGCGGAATCAATGGACAATGCAAACGCCAAGGGTGTTATCGCTGCCGTTGCTTCCGACTTCAAGTTGAGCAAGAAACAGGCAACGGAAACGCTTGAGCAGTATCTTGCCCATGAAACCCATGAGCATAACAAGTTTGGTATCATCAACGCCATCACCCGTGCGGGTCAGGTGTTTGATAATGAGTCATGGGTTCGTCTTGATGAGATCGGCGGTCTACTGATGGACACTAGTGCATCACGATGGACTAACATTCTCGCACGTTCACGAACGTACACCGACAAGGATTATGAGAAGGTGTACGCTCTTACACTGTAAAGGTGGTGGGAAGGGAGACGGGGCCGTGTTCATCTGTTCATCAGCCCCGTTCTCCCGCTCTCCATTCGCCCCGGTGACGTAAGTCGTTGAAAACAAAGGACTTACGGCTCGGGGGGCGGGGCGTCGGTGACGTAAGTCTAATGATATCAAGCACTTACGTTGACTTTCAGATTTCCTCATGGTATAATGGAGTTCCATCAGATTGATTAATGGATGTATGTATGTATAGTAGTGTACGTATGTTCACTAGTGTACAGATGTATAGTAGTGTACAAAGGTTCAGGGTTGTACTACCCTATCTTTACAGATCGGCAACATAGGTACAGCCAGCGGTTTTTACTATTTATAGGAGAATTTATGGATATGAAGATGACCCCTTGTGATCTAATTTTTAATTACATTGAGAAGCCCAGTAATTATTCTCATTGTAGGTCTATTAATACATTTGAAAATAGGTGGCGGGTTAATGTATATGCTAAGTGTGTAATTCACGATATAGACACTATAAGGATGGCTAATAGTTACGCCGTCAATATGAAGGATAATAAGTTAGAGTTTGTCTTACCCAAACTTTAAAGATCGGCAACATAGGTACAGCCAGCGGAATTTCAGAAAAATTGCCCTTGCAATAATCTGATTAAGACGTTAGTATGTAGAGGGGTGGGCTGGAAATCCTCCCCTATGTCGTTATTCTCTTGGATTATTAGACGAAAAACAATACCAAGCATAAAGAAAGCCAAACAATATACGACGTTTGGAGAGGCTAGTCCTCATAAGTGGGTTGAGACGAGTGTTAGCGAAAGGCCATTGGGCCGTCCAGGCAACGAGTAGGTAGTTGATCCTACATAGACCCCAGCGTCCTGGTCCATATATCAGATACATACCACTATAAGCTAATACTGGCCCTTTCCAATCAGAACCTATGGTATCTGATAAGGGATGGGGTCTAGACATATATACCAAAAGAGAATAAAAATTAAAGTGGTACTTGACAAGTGCCGATAATAGAGTAGAATGTACTGGCGGAACTATACAGATCGTCCAGATGTCTACAGCCAGCGAAAAATGAGGTACAATTAAAATGAAATTAAAACGTGGACAAAAGCTCTGTGGGAAGTGCAATCAAATAAATGGTGCCCGTGCGTACACCTGTAAGCATTGTGGGGAGTCGTTTGAGGTGCGAGCCAAGGGTAGCAAGGTAAAGAAGAAGCATGTTAAGAAATTAGAGAGTATAAGCTGGAGTGATATTGAGGTGGGCCAAAGGATTAAAGTTATGGGCCGCTCTGGCACCTACTATATAAACCAAGAAGGCGAGAAGACATATATGTCAGATCCCGGTATATACACTGTATTAGGTAAAGACGTATCTGGTCTTAGGGTATATGGTAAATCTGGCTATACATACATATACATGGGTCCAGAAAAACAATCACCCCTTATACCAAATATGTATAATGCCCCACATAAAATTATGAAAGTTAACGTATCAGAGCGACTTTTAGTATAACTTTGCCCCTATATAGGCCCAATAGTAACAAAATAGTACAATTTTTCGTATATAAAGGAGAACCTTATGAAGATACCATCTAAGAAGAAGTTTTACGAACATATGTCTAGTATATATGGGAAATACAATGACACGACGGCATATACCACATTACTTGATATATTTGATAGGGCCGAGGATATAGATTTAATGAATGAACTTTATGAACTTACGGAGTATAATAAGAAACAGAGACTTCAGTATAGGTATGGATTGGCATGTATAGGTAAAGAATTCACCCCCCTACAAGTAGACCAGTATATATCCATAATAGAGTACGCAATGGAACACATAGAAATATAGGCACTTTATACCTTTTCTATATAGGGCATATATAAAAAACACCTATATGACAATGCTCTGATCCTTAAAGATTGGGAAAGACATTTTTTGAAATATATGTTATGGGAGGCCCACGTTCAATAAAAAAAGCCCAAATAAAACACCAAAATCCACATCCCAGTATATAGGGTATATATGTACTATAGTGTATTTATGTATGCTTTGTTAGAGAGTATAGTTGTTTTTTGCATTTGTGTAGTGATCAACACCCTCTTTATGACATACGTTTTACTTGGGTTAATTATGCGTTTTATGGTGTATATAGTCTATAGATTAGGGGAAAAGCTCCCATAGAAAACATTATAAAAGAATATTAATTGGGAGAAAAACCCACTAATAATAGAAAATAGGAGAAAAAAATGAAATACCTGTACACAGGGGGAACTTTTGATCTTTTTCATGCTGGACATGTAAATTTCCTGAGACAATGTAAGAAACTTTGTGAGCACGTTATCGTTGGTCTTAATACAGATGACTTTGTTGCTAAATATAAAACCCCGCCCATTATGTCATATTCTGAAAGAGAGTCTGTATTACTATCTTGTAAATATGTTGAAAAGGTCGTTCCCAACTTGAGCGGCGAAGATAGCAAACCAACAATACTAAGTGTTAGGCCAGATATAATCGCAGTTGGTGATGATTGGGCCAAAAAAGATTACTATAAACAAATGAATTTTACACAAGATTGGCTAGAAGACAATCATATGGTTCTAGTTTATATTCCTTATACTAAATCTATTAGTAGTTCGGAAATAAAGAAAAGAATAATATCAATAAATGGAGATAAGAATGAGTGACATAAGAAAAGAAATGGACGAGGTAATAAAAGAATTAGAAACCAAAGGGTTAAACAAAGACAGCCATACAGAATCAGATGTAGTTGGGTTGGGCGACGTTGTTGAAGAAGTGCTTACAAAATTTGGCATCACTCAAGAACGTTTTAAGGAGTGGTTTAATTTACAAGAGTGTGGATGCTCTAAGAGAAAGGCTTGGCTAAATAATCTATTCTCTTGGCAAAGGAGTTCAAAATGATAGTTGTAAAAACAGTTGTAAGAACATTACTATATCAATTTTTGTTTTTATTTGCGGGCCTTTCAATTGGGTTTATTGCTCACGCAAATTATTGGGGCAATAGGGCACCAATCATAGAGAGATCTGTTAAACATATATTCTTTCCAATAGAGTATAATAAGTATGTTGAAGACTTCATTATAGATACTGGAAGGAAGAGATTATTTTTTGAAACCATTTATGAATTTGATAATCAACTTCCAAAATTATTTGAGATAGTAAAAGGAAGTGAATATATTGAGGGAGAAGAATGGTATTGTTGTGAGTATCAATATGTTGATAAAGATGGAAATCTTGATGTTTATGAATATAGAACTAGAATTAAGTGGAAACCTTGGGAATTATATTATCCATCGGCAGACGACGAAAAAAAAATTCAAGAAGAACTTGACAACATGAAGATTGAAGAGTAGAATGATTGAAGAGTATAAGGTAAATTATATTTAGTTTGACTTGTTAGAAATAGCAAGTCTTATAACTGGCCGGTAGCTTAATTGATAGAGCAACTGACTTTGGATCAGAGGGTTGTAGGTTTGAGTCCTACCCGGCCAGCTTTTTTACCAGCAAAAGTATCTGTTTGGCTATGGCAATTAGGACAAAGAAAACATAAGTTTTCAAGCCTGTTGTCGTTACATACTCCATTAATATGTTCAAGCTGTAATACTATTGGTTTATTATTCCATAAATGTGTAATACCACAATCTCTACATTGAAAAGGAATAAGTTTGTCTCGTATAAGCCTACGTTTAAGGTCTTTTCTTCTGGTGATAGAGTTGGAAACAAACATTTCTTCATTTGTTAAACGAGTATAAGTTTTCCCTTTATTAGAACCCCTGCCTAAAATAATGTGAGACATATCAATATTTTCATGTTTTATTCTTCTCTTAACAGTGTTACTATTACCCCCTTTGTTAGACAAACCAAAGGCTTTAAGTATTTGTCCAATGCTTGTGCTACTTTGAACAAGCTGTTGAAATTCTTGTGATGGCATATCCCAAATAATACTGCGTTTTCCTCTTGACATAGGTTCCTCCTTCTGGTAGAATAAAAAGCAAACAATACAATGTACTACTAATACAATACACCAAAAAAGAAAAAACAAAGTTTTTTAAGTTGACACTAGGCCGAGAGAAAAGTATAATGATATTAGAATGCCCTGTAGCACAATGGTAGTGCAAAGTGCTGTTAACACTGAGGTTGTAGGTTCAAATCCTACCGGGGCAGCTTGGGAATGTAGATCAATTGGTTAGATCACTGGCCTGTCACGCCAGAGGTTGTGGGTTCAAGTCCCATCATTCTCGTTCGGAGGCCGACGCAGAGTTTTCGGGGTATCTCTTTAAAAATCCCTCTGGGCCGATGTAACTCAATTGGTAGAGTAACTGATTTGTAATCAGTCTGTTGCAGGTTCAAGTCCTGTCATCGGCTTTTCTTTTTAAGAGGAGGTTAAAATGGAAGATGAGGGAAACTACAAAATTAAAAACATAAAGATATTTTCCAAAAAAATACTTTCTATGTCTTGCAAGTATATTGAAATGGATTTAAAAGAAGCTAAATCTTACATAAAGATCAGCAACGTGGTGCAGATCGTAAAAGAAAAATCCAAAAAAGGCTTAATCATTAACGAGGAAATAGCCGATAATATTGTTGAGGAAATTCAATCCTGGCTTGTGGGATGTCAGCTTGCAAAAATGTGTGCAGAAGATATACTAGAATGTTATTGGAGTGATGAAGGGTGTTGCATGGTATTTTCAGTAAAAGAAGAAGGAGAAAAAGATGGCAAGAAACACGATAAAAATCAGGAAACATGAAACTGGAAGGTCTATAACAACTAAAACCCCATACGGAACAACAAGCGATATGCTTGTTAAAGATGAAGAAATACTTTCTAAGGTTGCAGTTCCAGATGGTTTTCTACTTGTTTCTGATGATAGGGGCTATTATTTTGCGTCAAAAAATGCACTTGACAACGGACTAGCTGATCCTGTAAGATATTCAGAGAGCGTTCGGAATAGTATGAACCTTCAAATTATGGAGCAAATGAATGTTGAAAAGACTGACATGGCAGAATCTGCTTGACTATATCAATAGTAGTGATATTGAACTTTCGGATGAAGTTATTATTTATGACGCAGACAGTGGAGATGAACATGTTTGCGATCTAGTTGAGTACAATGAAGATGGATGGATTCCAAGAATCGTTTTTAATAACGAAGAGGAGCTTGAAGTACAGGATGAGGAGGATGATGAATGATAAAAACTCAGAAGAGAAAGCAAGTATCTGTAGATTTCTTAACCTATGCTAAGAATACTATTAATGATTTGCTTGCTTCTAAAATACCACAGTCAACTAAGCAAAAACTTTGCATAATGATGGAGAAAATGCTTTGCGATACTAAGACATACGATGGATTTAGATACCTTTATTGGACTAAGTATGGTAAGCTTGATTGGGATGAAGCAAAGCAAAAAAAAGTATTTAAGGAAATACCAAAGGAATATGTTTATGGGCCGGATGATACGGGTTCATTAGATTTCATAAGTGATATTCAAGGCGAATATTCAAGGTATTACTTTATAAGGGAGAACACATGAGAATTTTTCTAGGGGCTATATTTGCACTTTGTTCATCTGTATGCTATGCTACTGGTACATGGGTTCCAGTGAATCAACCTCAAGTTGTTGTTCAAGAACAGATAATTACTACTACTGTTCAGCCACGGGTTTATGTGCCACAACTTGTTATTAAATATCAACTCGTTCCCCATGTGGTTCTTGAAACTACACAAGTAGAAAAAAAATATGTTTTCAGGACAGTTACAGAAGTCAAAACAGTGCCAGTAACGAGGTGGGTTTATCAACCATATTATGTGATGGAGTAATTAATGAAAATTTTACCAGATGATGATGTACCCTGGCTTGACAACGAAGCTCAGGGCGAGTATACTGAAGATTACGAAGATGGGTTTCCTTACGACACAGGAGTAACAGACTATGAAAGATAGATTTGATCTTGAGAATGAAATTATGAGACTGCACACTTTTGCAGAAGATATAAGTGAAATAAGTAGCTTGCTAATGGAGTCAGAGAATATTGATGATGAACTTTGCGACAAAGTTACCAATGCTCTAAATGGAATTTCTTCACTATTGTCTCTACATGCTGATAAGCTTGAAGACACAATGTGTCAATGTTTTAAACTTAACGAATATAGAGAGTATATTCCAAAGTGCGATAAGTGGACATATAAGGGGAGTTCATTCCCAAGCGTGGACAACTTTCAGTATTATTGTTGTCGGAATAATCCTAATGTGAATTGTTCTGATTCATCCTATAACGAAGACTAAAAGGAGTGGGAACGTAGCCCAAAGGCAGAGGCATCGGACTTAGAGAAATTTGAGTGCTTATTAAGAAACTAATAAAGTAGAACCTGTCAAATTCGGTGAAACCTTTAATATGGCAATACCGAGCCAAGCCTAGTAATAGGAAGGTGTAGAGACTTGACGGCAGGAACCTAAGACGAAAGTCATGGTTAAGATAAAGTCCAGACTACAAACAGAAATGGTAACGAAAGTTATAGTAGTAAGAAAATCCGTTCAGTGTGGGTTCGAGTCCCACCGTTCCTATTTAGATTTATTTTTTCCACGATAATTGCGAGTTTGAGCGTGACAATTTGGACAAAGAAGGGTGAGATTTGAAAGTGAATTATCTTTGTTATTACCATTAATGTGATGCAACTCAAGGGGAATTTGCTCACCAAGCCATATTTCCCTTTGACACTCGTAACACTTATGTTCAAAGATTTTCTCTTTAATCAATCTGCCCTTTAGTTTAAAGGATTGAATTGTTTGTTTATTACTTAAATAGTCTTCAATTGGTTTTGATGGATTTGGAGTATTCCCTTTGTTCCATCCTTTATGTGTAAAATGAGAAATATCTATGCCACGTTTTTTTATTTCACTTTTAATGGATTCATAATGCCCTCCAGCGGCAGCAGAACAGCCTATTTTTAGTAAACATTCACGATAACTGCGAGAATCAGCACAAATACTTTCAAGATTAGAATAGTCATACTTTTGATTCATGGTATCAACCTTTCAAAAAGAAGACGCATTGTTTAAAAGATCAGAGCGTATGCTGTATTAATATACACCAAATGTGAACAAAAATGATTATCAAGCTAAACGAACAAATAGATTGTACAACCCTATGTAAGCAGATCGCAAAGATGATTGATGCCTACAGAAAAAACAATTCACTTGACAACAAAATTATTTCTGTTAAGATTGTAGATGTAGTTGATGGTGGTGATAGTCATATTCCTAAACTGGAATACAAAAAGCTCTCGTAGCTCAATGGATAGAGCAAGCGGTTTCTACCCGCTAGGTTGGGGGTTCAAGTCCCTCCGGGAGTACTGTTGGTTTTTAACTTTAACAAAAGGATTTATCTATGAAGAATGTTTTTCTAGCACTTGTTTTTAGTTTCGTTGGTAGCGTTGCTTTCGCTGGGGAGTGTGGTAGTTGCAAGCCAGTTCGTTCTACCGTTCAGGCAACCGTAGGGGTTGCTGAAAAGGTTGTAACAGCTCCGGTTCGCGTTGTTCGCGGTGTTCGTAGTCGCGTTGCTTCTCGTCGTGCTGCCCGTCGCTGCCGCCCTGCGGCTGTAACGTCAGCGTGTGGTAGCTGCTCTGGTTGATTAAATTAACGGGCATGGGTTCGTAAGATTAAATGAGAAAAATAATATTCTCAGCCCATTGCCAGCTTTTCAGGAGATCCTATATGAATTACAAAAAATGCACAAAATGCGGTGAGGAAAAAATAGCAAACGCTGATAATTTCCATAGAAATAAAAATGGAAAATATGGTTTTTATGCACGATGCAAGAAATGTAAAAACTCAATAGATCTTGATAGACTTGTTAATGATAAGCCAAGAATGGCTAGGAATTATAAGAATTATATAGACAAAAATCCACATGCTAAAATAGCTCAAAGTCTACGACGTAGAATGCGACAGACTATTAGAAGTCAGTTTAAATCTGATCATTCGTTATCAATTCTTGGATGTTCTGCACAAGAATGGAAAATATACTTAGAAAATAAGTTTACAGATGGAATGTCTTGGGAAAATTATGGCGAATGGCATATAGATCATATTATACCATGTGCATCATTTGATTTGACAAAGGAAGAAGATCAGAGAAAATGTTTTCATTACACAAATACCCAACCATTATGGAAGCATGAAAATTATAAAAAGGGATGCAAGATAAGCAATGAAAGTAATCAAGCTAACTAAATATAGAGAAGTAGAAGAAGATAATTATATCTACTCTGATGTATTATCCCATGCTAAAAATCCAGTAACAAACGAGTCTCGTGCAACTAATGTTCACGAGACTTCTCATATGATTAGCAGTCAACTAAGAAATGAGAACAGGGGAAATGTTAATGGTTTTTATTTTGAGAAAGGTCGCGGTGTTTTAATTAAACAGCCCAATCTAACCATCAAGGATGTCGCACCTTATGTGTCAACTAATCTCAGGGGATACAGATACAACCTTTACTTCGTTGACCAGTTAAAATACTGGAATGATTCTCCCCTCTATATCATGGAGGAGTGGAATTGTTATTCTCTTGGCGGGTCTTGTGCTTTTGTGGATTGGTCTTTAAAACTTCCTCTTGAAAGAACAGATGCGGTTTCTGGTGCTTTTGAATTCATGATATATTCTACGGCACTATACATGTGTATTAAAGATAAAGACCCAGAGTATTTTGAAAACAACGATCAGTTTAAAGAATTCTTTGAATACCTACTTGACCGCTCGCACCATCTGTATATACAGGGAAGAACGATACCTGAATATAATAGCCCAAAATCTGATAAGCTTTATGCTGAATACAAGAACAGTGAAGAGGGTAAAAAATTCATCAAGTTTTTAGATGAAACTATACAATTTGAAGTAAACTGGACAATAGAAGAAGTATTCTAATGATATTTGAATTGCTTTTATCGTTTTTTCTCATGGAACCTGTCGCAGATGACGACAAGAAGAAAGAACGTGTCGCAGTTCAACAAAAACAACAACACATAACATGGCCCATAGGATGCTGGAATTGTCGCTCTTGGGGTGCTATAAGGCTACTAGAAGACGGTTATGCCATAGACCTAGACCCAGAAGGCAAACTAAATAATTGGGGCGTATGGCAGCATTCTGGAAGCGAGGATAGGGTCTTGATTGTTTGGATAGAGTCTGGTATGATGGAGATCATTGAGAAAAGGGGCGACAAATACCTAAGACAGTCTGCGTATTCATGGGGCATCTCCTCAAAAATAGAAGAAGTGAAAAAGATAGGTGAATAAAATGGTATTTAGTTATTTAAAAACAAGATTTCGTTATTGGTCATGCTCAAAATTTGCAGATTTTATTAGGGGTGAAAAGAAGCCACGATACCTTCCCCTTGAAGAATGGGCTGTTTGGAGAGATAGGATGAAGAAAGAAAGACCTTTTAGATATTACCTATCTGATACTTTGCTCAGTAAAATTCAAGATATTGTTTATTTTCCATACGATGTCTATCATAATGTAAGGATGCGTTTTCTTAATAGAAATCTCTATTTACTAGATACGGGCCTTCCAAAAGGTGAGTATTATGATCTAGATACCCGTATTTTATACGCATGTTTTAATGAGTTTTCAAAGTTGTTTGAATATAATCAGAAACATTTTGTTCTCTCTGAGATTGACCAAGATTTAAAAGAGCTATATGAATGGTGGCAACAGAGAAACAGCGACGAAGTAGATGACCTTAGTCCGAATACTTATGAAGAAGATACCGAAAAACTAAAACAACTTATCAGTTGTAGGGGGAGGTTATGGATTTAATGAATGATCGTAAGGAGCCAACGAATAACTTAGAGCATGATTTATTTCACGCAGATTTTATTGTTGCAAAAACTAGGAATGATGTTTATGCACAGAATCTATATGCGTGTTTATGTAATAATCAATTTTTCAAGGGGGATATGAAAGAACCTTGGACTTGTAGTTGGCGTTATGCTGGTGGAATTGTAGCGGATATGAAGTGGCTAGAAACAGGAAAGGCTTATGATTACTTAGACCTGTATTGTTCCGCTGCATTATCAGATAATCCAGATTTTGTTGGAGAAGGAACTGTTACAGACGAAGTTCGTGCCGATTTAGAAAAATTAGGATGGATAATAAAACCATATGAGGAATAAATAATGCAAGAAAACCCACTATTTGCTGCTACTAAAATTTGGATTGAAACAGTTAAAGAATATTACAAAAACAACGATCAGCTTACTCAAATCTATATGCGTGGATATTTTGCTGGTTGGAGCGAGTTTGATATACTTGAACTAGCAAAACGACTAGAAAAAAATGAAAAAGATTATCCTCTTTATAAAGATAAGTAATGGATACTCAACAAGAACAATACTTACTTCAGAAGATTGAACATCTAAACAATGTTATAGATTCATATAAGCGTGAAGTTCGTGATCAAAGAAATGAAATGGCCCAGATGAAAAGTGTTATTGATGCTCTTTTGGATGATGTCTCACCCGAACTAGAAAGATTGAACAATGAACAACGAAAACGAACGACTTGAATGTTGTGATCCGTCTGCCCCTCTTGAAAAGTGTGTGGTATGTGGTAAAATTGTGCATACTTGTGAAAGAGACATTTCGGTCAATAATGACTACAGATGTCCTGTTCATCAAGATGGTTTTGAGGATGATGATGGAGATTGGCTTTGTGGTTCTAATTGTTATCGCATGAAACATGGAGAATAAATAATGGGCTGTTGGGGATATCGTGTTGTAAAAAGTAAAAATAATAGCCTTGATATTAGGCGGGTTTTTGATCAGTCTGGCGATATTATAGGAATAGGAGAATACCCAGAAAAAGTTAAGGCTGAAAGTATTAATGATTTATTAGTAATTCTAAAGGAAATGATTGATTGTCTGTCTAAGCCAGTGATTGACTATAATACCGGAGAGGAAATATAAGAATGGAAAAAAATTTTAAGAACATGATGGATTGGTCTAGTGATATGCCGGGTCACACGCTTCCGTTTTATGTATGGCTTGCGAGCCGTAAAGTATCTCCCCGAGAAGAAATATTTGATATCCATTATAGGGATTTTATATCAACTATGGGTTTGGAAGATAGTGAAGATTTCCGATACTGGTGTAAAAATCAGTTCACACATTATTACGAATCAGCCTACTAAGAGTATTGTAGGACGAATGGAAGTTAAAGTAAAACAAGAATAGGTTAACATGAATTTTACAGACTTCATAAAAAAAGTAGAAGATACCTTTATGAGTAATCAACCTCCAAAGGTTCGTGCTGTTAATCGGTGGAGATATGGACAAACCTTAATGAATGTGTTGTGGGATGTTTGGCCCGAAAAATATAATGAGATAAAAGATAGTGATCTTGATTGTTTTTATACTAATCAACATGTAAATCTTACACTGGCTAAATTAGAGAAAGAATGGCATGATGACTATGCTTGAATTGCTTAATCTTCTAAAAGAAGAAGCACAAATTTATCGCACACATTGTATAAATTCTATAAACAGAAATAAACATATGAATAATTTAAAAGGAGAGTGTTCTATTAGTCAGGACGATGTTGATGCTGTTCTTGTTGACTTTATTAACAATATAGCAGTAAAACGCGGAATAGATTATGGGTTATATACAGAAGATATTAAATAAATGAAAGAGAGCGTTAAAATGCCTAAAATAACAGTTGAGTTTGATTTACCGGACGAAAAATATGAGTTTGATAACTTTAATCAAGCAAACAAGATGTATGTATTTATTTGTGAATTTGAAGAGTTACTGAGATCGTGGGATAAATACGGTTCGCCATTTCCCGATAATATAAACGAAGCCATTAGTCAAATTAGAAGTGAATGGTTCAGGCTCAAGGAACAGGTTGGGGTTGTAGAAAACCTTGAGTAAGCGGTGTATAAAAGGAGATTGATGAATGAGTATAGATTTTAGTACGGCAGAATTGTGGAAAGTTTTAGATGCGATAACAGCATATAAGAAAGATTACGAACTTCATGATTCTATTAAGAAGACTTTTCAGAACATTGAGAAAAAAGTAAAGAAGGAGATTAAAAGTGTCACCACCGGATCAAACGGATAAGAGAGCAGAACTTATCGCCAAATACCCTAGACTATTTTCACAAACACAATATCTTGCATTTTACGACGGATGGCTTGACCTAGTTGCTTCCATCTGTTACACTATCAACAGTCACGAAAAAGCACTAGAGCAGAAATGGCGAGAGAATGTTGATTATGTTGTATTTCAGCAACTAAAGGAAAAGTTTGGTACGCTTAGGGTGTATTATATGGGTGGAGACGAATACATTCATGGTGCTGTAAGAATGGCTGAAAATTATAGTAGTAAAGTTTGTGAGATGTGCGGATCATCGGGTAGACCCACAAAAACAAGATGGATTAAAGTACTTTGTGAAAAGTGTGAAAAGAAATACTTTGGAGATCAAAATGATTGACATAGGAAACATAAAGAATTTTTTACAACAAGAGAAAGCCTTTTGCGAAACTAAATATGATACTGTATATGGAATGGTAGAAAATCCCACAAAATTCCAAAGAGAAACAGCATTTTATTGGAGTGGTAGGATTAGTGCTTTTGAAGACCTTTTACGACTCATAGAGGTAAAAAATGACTGACATTTATTCTAAACCAGTAATGGTTGATCCCCCAAGTGGACATAGGTATGCTGGTCCTGACGGTAAAACTTTTCCAAAATTATATGATCCTTCCAAAGAAGAAGGAACTATGTATGATTGGTTAGTAAGAGAAGGTTATCCCCAATCAGAAATAGATAGATATGAGGGACAGTTCTACTGTAGATTTTGGTATCCAGAGGAAGAAAAGTGAGAGTATATAGATCTGGAGTGGCACAAGTTTTAGACTATGTAATTTGTGATTGCTGCTCAAAATGCTGTAAGTCAAATGAAATGGCAGACAATGAATATGCAACACTATCTGCTGAATGGGGATACTGGTCTGATAGCGACGGTCAGAGCTATGAAATACATTTATGCGAACATTGTTTTTACGATGTGCTTGGGCACATAAAAGCAAAATCAATAAAAAAATGATGGAAGAAATAATAATTATCGTAATATGCGTCATATTGAATATAGCTGCATATTATTTTGACCTATTCAATAACCACAAGATTGATTAAATGAAAGAATATACAATAATATCTGACTTGCATATTGGTTCTAATGTATGTAGGGCCGATGAAATATTAAATTTTTTGGATAATCTAGAGACAAAGAAATTAATACTGAATGGAGATGTGTTTGATAATTTAGATTTTAGAAGGATAAAAAATAGTCACTGGAAAATTCTAAAGAAGATTAGAAAAATTGCCGATGAGATAGAAGTTATTTGGATTAAAGGAAATCACGATACACAAAAAGCAGAAGTTATAGCTCATCTACTTGGCGTTGATTTTCTTGATGACTATATATTTAGAAGTGGCGGCAAAACAATACTTATCACACACGGTGATAGATGGGACATGTTCATAAAACAAAGACCAATCACATCAAAGGTTGCTGATTATGTTTACAGGATAATACAAGCATTTGATAAAAGATATAACAAAGATTATTACTATAGCAACCTTGTTAAAAGTAAGAGCAAGCAGATTATAAGATGCGGAATGGTTGTTGAGAATGCAATAAATCACTGTAGAAATAATGATATAGACACTGTAGTCTGCGGTCATACTCATATGGCTTGCTTGCATCACCACTTGACAAAAGATGGAAAGGTGATAGAATACTGGAACAGTGGTAGCTGGACGGGGAAAGATTGCCATTACATAACAATAGATAATGATGAAATTTTGCTTCAAGAATTTTGCGGTCGCAAAGAACATATTAAACTACTAACTGGAAAATATCCTGATGAAGAATAAGATATTAAACGAAAGAAACAAAGATCCATTCTGGTTAATTAGAGATATGCCAGATATGCCACTCTTTAAAGATTGCCCAGTAAAGCCACCTGAAAAAACTATTGATGCGGCTGAAGAAATATATCTCAAATTAGGAGAGCAGCCAACTTATATCTCTGCTTATGATGAACAAGTAATATTGGAATGGCACTACTATAGAAATAACGGAATAAAAAAAGAATTATATTACACTAAAGAATTAGTCATCAAAGATGCTATAAATATGGAATGGAGAACTTATAACTACTGAAGTGTATTAATAGATATAACACACTAACTCTGGAGGTTACAATGAAAACTTTTAATGTCCTCTTGATTTCCGTGTTGATATCTATAGTATCTATAAATGGTTATTCTAGAGATTTTGATTTTCTTATGGCAGATGAGCCAGCTATAGAACAAAAAGCAAAACTAATTATTTTTTCCGCATCTTGGTGCGGCCCATGTAGATCTCTAAAGAATTTTCTTATTGACAAACCTACTACAGATGTGGTAGAATTAGTAGGGAATTACGAATTGATTCTCTATGACTTTGATGAAGAAAAAGAAATGGTAAATAAATACGGTGTGAAATCTATACCAGTAATGATAGTTGAAAAGAATGATAAAGAAGTAGCAAGAATTATTGGTTATAGTGCAAGTAAGACAAAATACTTTCTTGACAAATACAAATAAGGGGGCGTAAAGGCATCGATTGATAAAAAGAAATATAGATCGCATGTCGTAGTTAGTCTAGAGGCTACGTTAAAACTGGACTAAACGCTTTAGATGGCGAAACTCATCTAGCTCTCGCTGCCTGAGAAGGTAACGACGATTTTAGGAACCGTTGGAACTAGGGTCCGAAAAATCGCTGTAAAATGTTCCTGCTGCCAGCATAGCAACGGTACTGGCCTAAGCAACAGTTGCTTGACACTTGTATGTTCTGCTAGTCTTGAATCAAGATGTCTAGAAAATAAGATTAGATAAACATGTAGAAGTTTATATGGAAATTTATACAACACGGCGGTTCGACTCCGCCCGCCTCCACTTTATATCAAGGGTAAACATTATGTTCACAGAAGAAGAATTCAAAAAATTTACAACGGAACTAAGGATATACTTAGGCTTGCATCATGAACTATATGATAATACTTGCAAGGATGTATATCTTGAAGAATTAACCTCAAAAGCGTTTAAACAGATGGGATTTGGTTCAGATTGGAAACCTATATGTAGTCATTATATAGGTAAAGATCAGAAGGTAAAGAATGATACTAGAATATCTAACAAGTCTGGAATGATTCTTAAAGAAGATGGTGATGTAAAAATAAAAATATCGGGATCAAGAACTAGTAGCTATCCCACACTTGGGGAGAAATTAAACTTCCTCCAAAAAAAGGAATATGATTATCTAATAGGATGTGGCACAAATAAAAAAGATGATGAAAGAAAATATTATTGCTATGTTGTAGATTCAAAGAAAGTAGATTATTTTAATCTTGATTGGGTGGAAGACCTTGACAAAAATGGGAATCCAAAATATACTGGTAAAGGAAATGGTATTGTCGCCAATATTCAGTCTCAGTCCACATCGGGTCAGTTGTGGATAACTATAGATAAGGACTTCTGTGATTTTTTTACGATTCTCAATATAGACTTTTAGATGAATATTCAAATACAGGACATACTAAATAAAAGATATTCCACAAGAAACCTGTCGGACAAAGACTTCTATGATAATCTAGATAGTTTGGCTTTGCAGCTATCAGAGGTAGATTATAAGTCTTGCTATGATGAAAAATCTCTGAAGAAAGATTGGGATAATCTATGTAGATTTGATTCCAGTGAAAAATATCTTTCAAGCACAAGTAGAATCGGAATGAAGATTTGTGAGCATTTTTTTCCAAACTTCTACGATATACAAACATCAAAAGGTTTTTCATTCTCCAAAGCTTGGCAAGATATAGACCTATTGAAAAAAGTATTGGTTTGGAATAGAAAAAGCCACTCAACCCCATATCTATCTGAGTTAAAACGTGGTATTTATTTTTGCTCTGGATCAACCAAGAGTACAATGTATCGTCCCCAAATGTCAAAAATGATTACACAGGGATGTAAAACAGTATTTGATCCATGTGCAGGATGGGGAGGAAGAATGGTTGGGGCCGTTGCAAATAAATGCAAATACTACGCATTTGAACCAAATACAAAAACTTATGAGAACCTGCAAAAAGTAATAGCATTTCTAGGTATAGAAAAATATACACATATCATAAATGACAGTGCTTTAAACTTTCATAAATATGATATACCAAAAACTGAGATATGCTTAACAAGTCCCCCATACTTTGATTTGGAAATATATTCAGATGAAGAAACTCAATCAATAGCAAATACGGATACATATGGAGATTGGGTTAATACTTTTTTAAACCCTCTAATTAAGATATGTGTAAACAATTTAGAGCAGAATGGAAGATCGTGCTGGAACGTTGCTAATATTGGTAAATACAAGATGTGGGATGATATAAATCACGAACACATAATTAATAATTACGAGTATACTTGTGAATACAATGTTGCATCTTCAGCTAGACAAGTGAACCAGAACTTGAGTGGCAATAGGAAAAGTATAGATAAAACCGTAGTTTATTCAAGGAGTTAAAATGTTTTCATTTTTCAAGAATTTTCTTTACGGTAGGTCATATAGCTGGAATAAAGCCAGAAAAGAACATCTTAGAAAAAATCCAGAATGTGCGGCGTGTGGAAGAAAAGATACTTTAGAAGTACACCACATAGTCCCATACCATGTTGACCCCAAAAAAGAATTAGATCCAAATAATCTAATTACTTTATGTGGAAAACATTGCCATTTTGTTTTCGGTCATTTAATGGATTGGAAAAGTTGGAATAAAGATGTTTGTAGAGATGTAGTTAAATATAGACATCAACATGAAAGTAGACCAAGAAAAAATTGACACAGATAGTTTTTTGTGCTACTATAGTACAGAAAGGAAAAACTAATGGAAGTAAAATTGATATCAATAACTCCAGACGCAGAAAAGCTGATTGCATACTGTGCTAGAGTGTCCAACCCAAACGGGCAAGATCGGGATGATTACAGCAAACTGATCGCTTACTGCATAAAAAATCAACACTGGAGTATTTTTGAGCAGGGTTACATGACGCTAGAGATTACCACAACAAGGGCGATTGCCGCACAAATTTTAAGACACAGAAGTTTTACATTTCAAGAGTTTTGTATGTCTGGAGATACCAATGTGTATTTTGACTTACCAAACGCTATAAAAAAGGGCAAAAGGCAAAAATATTCGCTTACTTTAGAGCATCTATATAAAAACTGGTCAAAGAATGAGAACTCACGAAATCGTATTCGTAATATGTTCGTTAGAGTGTATGACGAAATATCCAAAACACTAAGTCATGCTCACATCAAAGAAGTTTTTCAAACTGGAATGAAAGATATTTTTGAAATTGTTTTGGAAAACGGCAAATCTATTAAATGCACTAAAGAACATAAGGTTTTGACCAAAAATGGTTTTGTTTCTCTTCAAGATGCTACTGGACTAAAACTAGTTGGTAATACCGCTGTTATTAGTAATAATATTGCTGTTGGATGTAATGGCACTCCAGTTCACCAAGATTACAATTGGCTGTTAGAACATAAGAAGCAGAGTATTAGCGACGGAACCGGATTGGTTGGTATTGCTAATACTGCTGGTGTATCTATTCATACAATTCGCAAATGGCTAAAAAAACACAACTTGTGCTTTACAAAGAAAGAAGTTTCTTCATATACTCCTATCTGGAATAAAGGTGTTTTTGGATATTCTAGTGGTTTAAGATCTGAGGAAACAAAACAGAAGATGCGAGATTCCTCAAAAAAGGGAAAAGATTCTAATTTATGGAAAGGTGGAGTAGCCAAAGAACGACAAAAAATTCAAGCAGATATATCTAAGTTTCGTAATAAACTTATGAAAGAATACAACTACTGTTGTGGTATGTGTGGAGATAAGTTAAATAGTCGCACACACCTACATCATATTATTCCAGTATCAGAAAATATGTCTCTTGCTAGAGAATACTCTAATCTCATGCCAGTTCATTCCAACTGTCACATGAAACATCATAGATTGAATGGGGATCATAAAAAATGGAAAGAGAAGGGCATTGGAAATACTATGACAGTATCGTGGTCAAAGATTAAATTTGTGAAATACATTGGTAAAGAAATGACATACGATTTAGAAATTGATCATGATTCACATAACTATGTAGCAGATGGAGTAATTGTACATAATAGCCAAAGATACGCAGATGCAAAGTTGCTTGGCAAAATAGAATGCCCAGACATAAGAAGTCAAGATAATAAGAATAGACAAAATAGCATTGATGACATACAGCCCCATATAAAAAATTATTGGAAGCGTGTAATTGAAGAGCATTTTTATAAATCTGTTAGACTGTATGAGTCTCTACTAAAAGATGGTGTAGCGAAAGAGTGTGCCAGATTTGTTTTACCACTCGCAACGCCTACCAAATTATATATGACGGGCAGTATACGTTCATGGATTCATTATATAGAATTAAGGTCGTCAAATGGAACACAAAAAGAACATATGGATATAGCAAATTCTATTAAGCAAATTTTTGTGGAACAATTACCTATTATCTCGGAGGCTTTAGATTGGAAATGATTATCAACGTTACAGAAAATGATATCGTTAAGGCTATGAATAATCCAAAACACAATCCCGTTCAGATTGCCGTATCAAGAACATTAAATGTTGATATAAAGGATGTAGATTACGAAGGTGGCGATAGGATGGTTGTGTGGTATGAAGACGAGATTGACCATGTAACATATATAGTAGAAGATGAGAATCTTGAGAGATTTATGGAAGAGTGGGATTTCTTCTTAGAGGAGTGTGTTGACTTCGCTGAAGAGCCATTTTCATTTTCAGCAGAAGAGCGAAAATTTCAATCTTTCTCGTGAAAAAGTGGATTTTAAAAAAAAAATCAAGAAGTGCTTGACAGACTGCCGATCAATGGTATACTTAGGTCATCACGCAACGATACTCAAAACTACTGGAGGTCTTAAATGATCATTAGCGAAAATAAGCAAGATGTGGCGGTTTGTGGATCTTTCAAAACTTCTGGTTTCAAGATCCAGGCAAGCAGTAAAGCTTTTGATATTCTCTCAAGCAATATATACACCCACAAGGTTCGTGCAGTTATTCGGGAAATCTCATGCAATGCCGTGGATGCCCATACTGCCGCTGGTAATCCGGATCGTATTAATGTTCATCTTCCAACACGCCTTGAGCCACATTTCTCTGTGCGAGACTACGGCACTGGACTATCTGACGAAGATGTTCGTGAAATCTTTACTACATATTTTTGCAGCACAAAGACTTCATCTAATGATTTTGTTGGAGCTTTGGGTCTTGGCAGTAAGTCTCCATTTTGTATTGTAGACTCTTTTACTGTGAAGAGTTTCTTCAATGGGACTGCTAATCTTTATTCGTGCTACCGTGATGAGAATGGTGAGCCTCAAGTAGCACTGTTGACCAGTAATGATACTGACGAGTCTAATGGAGTGGAAGTCTCCATGGCTATTGATGAGGATATGATTCAGGAATTTGCGGATGAAGCAGAGCATGTTTACTTTTACTTCACTCGCACCCCTCGTATAAACAAGCAGTCAGTTGTTGATGCTATTAATGCCCGTAAGGCAAGGGTTAAGGTTGCTAATGGCGATGTTTGTATTGAGGCATTCAATGGCTGGAATAGCCTAAAAGCCGTTATGGGTGGCGTTGCATACGATATCCCTAGCAACATTGAGACTCCATACATTACTGGGTATCTCAAGTTTAATATGGGAGAGATTTCCTTTGATGCTGGGCGAGAGTCTCTTTCTCTTGATGAGAAGACTGTCAACGCTATAAAGAGTAAAGTGGAGTTGCTGAAAACTAATATTCGTGATAGTGTTCTAGATATTATTCAGTCTGAGCCTACAGATTTTCTTCGTGCGAGGAAAGCAGATGAGTTTCGCAATGCTCCCGGTATTAAAAGTGGTGATCTAAATCCCTTCTGTTTGCCAGATACAAAAACTGGTATTACATACTATGCTAAAACTGGATGGAGGGGAGGAGTTGATATTGGCGAAACAATCGTCATACCAATTGGCGACAATATTAAATACTTCCGACATAAGCCACGATTTGGTGCAAGGATTAAGAGTTTTATTAAGGGTGGTGGAGCCAAGACCATTGTCTTGCTGACGGATGAACAGATTGCAGAAACTAAAATTGATCTTGATTTTGTGGAGGATCTTGATACACTGCCAAAGGTTGAGAAAACCACTAGCCGTGGACGGTCATACCAAAAGCAGGCTGGTATTCTTGTCTTTAATGGATCAGAAAGCTGGAAGGTTGGTGATCGTTGGGATGATGCGGACAGCATTCCTGCTGGAGAAAAGGTGTATGTTCAGGTTCATCGTAATGAGCCAGAAGATTCTAGTTGGAGTCAGATTAAACTTTGCCATAGTCTTGGTATCACCATCTACGGTATTAAGAAGCCTTTTATGAAAACAAAGTCTTTTGAAAATGGAGGATGGATTAGTATTGCGAAATATATGAAGAAGAGTTATAAGCATATGGTTGATAGTACCGTTTTTCCATCAGACCTTTCTTCGTATGAAGATCGTGACATTCGTCACTACATTGTTAAAGCCAAGAGCGATGGTCACACTTTCACTTGTGAGCGTGTTAACGCTTTCTTGGAAGAAAATACTGCACTTGATTCCACCAGCAATGCATCGCTAAGAAATATTGCTGACACATTTATGTGGGAATACAAGGAAGAGAAAACGCTTGACAAGCTAATGCAAGATGTTAAAATGAATCATCCAATGCTTGAATACTTTGAGATTGGATATCGGGATGACAAGACTCAGGCTAACCAAACTTTGGCAGACTATCTTAACAGGAATAATTGAAAAGGAGAAAAATAATTATGCTAACACACATTAAAGATTCCAAGAACCAGTACACCGTTGTTATTGACAATCAAAGTTATCAGTTTGATCCAAGTCACGCAGACTATAGTGGTCTGATTGACTGTATCAAGACGGGAGATTCAGAGGAGTTTCTCAACGTTTTCAACACTGGCGTACATGTTGAGAACTGGAGTGAGGGCGATTTTAAGTTTGAAGATGGTGTTCTGTGGTATGATGGAGAACAGGTTCACGATGTTATCACTGATCGCATTGTAGAGATGCTGAAGGGCGGTTTTGATCACAGCCCAATGCTACGATTCCTTGAGCGATTGTACCAGAATCCATCATTCAGGGCTATCAACGAACTGTATACATTCCTCCAGCATAAGTTTCTGCCGATTACTCCAGACGGTTATTTTCTGGCGTATAAGGCTGTTCGTCCAGACTTTATGGATAAGTATTCTGGCACGATTAACAACTCCGTTGGTCAGTGCCCTCGCGTAAAGCGTCATCAAGTTGACGATAACTGTGATGTTGGGTGTTCCAATGGGCTGCACGTTGGGGCTATTGATTATGTCAAGTCTTACGGTAGCACTGGCGACAAGGTTGTTATCTGCAAGGTTGATCCAGCAGATGTTGTTAGCGTCCCGCTTGACAGTATGCATCAGAAGGTTCGCTGCTGCGGATATGAAGTTGTTGGAGAATACAATGGCGATCTTATCCCAGCGGTTGTAGATGAATACTACGATGATGAGGATTGCGATGATGACGAAGACGCAGGCTGGAAGGATTGCGACGATTATGAGAGCGTAAGTTGGTGAGTGTGTGTTTGCGTGTCTAGAGGGTAGTATAACTTAGGTTGTGCTACCCTCCTTTTTACGAGGAAAAGATGAAAATAAATAACGAGCCAAAACTAGACTTTGAAGATGTGTTACTTGTTCCACAGAGAACTAAAACAGTTTCAAGAGCAAATATAAAACTAGAACGTAATTTTAGTTTTTATCACTCAAACAGCAAGTGGAGTGGAATACCTATATTTTCAGCAAATATGGATACAACTGGAACATTTACTATGTCGCAATCTCTTATGAAATTTAATATTGCAACATGCCTTCACAAGCACTACGAGGATATTAAACTCATTCAAGACTTAACTGAATTAGACTATCAGTGGTATAGTATGGGTATTAAAGATGATGATTTTACAAAACTGAATAAATTTGTAGAATCAACACAAGAAGTACCAAATTTGTGTATTGATGTAGCCAATGGTTACACTGATGACTTTGTTAACTTTTGTTCCAAAGTTAGAGATGAGTTTGGGAAAGAACCAATTATAATGGCTGGGAATGTTTGCACACCAGAAATGGTTCAGGAGATCGTTCTTCATGGAGGTGTAGACATAGTTAAGATTGGCATTGGGCCTGGATCTGCATGTACAACGAGATTGAAAACTGGATGTTTTACGGGAGATTCAAAAGTTAACACATCGTCTGGCCCGAAGAACATAAAGGATGTTAGCGTTGGAGAATTGGTCTTGACGCACGATGGCACATATCAGCCCGTAACAAATGTTCACAACAATGGGTTCAAGGATAATCTTGTTGAAATAAATGGAATAACTTGTACAGACGATCATGAATTCTATGTCGTCAACAAGTCTGATCAAAACAAAATTAATGAAGATAACATTCATGACTTTGCTTACTGGCTAGAAGCAAAAAATATTTCCGAAGAAAATCATTTTATCATAGAAATTCTTTCCTGAACATAGTGTAAAATTGTGTATAAGTTGGTAACAAGAAGCCCCATTTATACACGGAGATACAAATGTCAAAATCAAAGTATAATCTATGTGAACAAGAAGTGCGAGAATTAGTTAAAAAAGAAAAAAATGCTGACTATATTGCTAAATTCTATGGGTGTAGCAAGAGTTTAGTATACGTTTTTTGCAAGCAAAATAATATTGACTGGCCTAAGCTGAATTTAGTAGGTTATAAATATCATTGGTTAGAAGTAATTAAAAAAAGTGGATCTAAAAATGGACAAGTTTACTGGATGTGCAAATGTAAATGCGGCAAGGAAATAGAACTACCTACAAAAACCATTACAAGAAACGAAAGAAAATCCTGTGGCTGTTGGATGAAAAGCAAGCAGTACAGCAGAGGTCATTATTTATGGAGTGGCTATGGAGATATACATGGAAAATGGTGGGGTAATATTCAAAGGGGTGCTGCAAATCGTTCTCACAAGTTTGAATTAGACATAGAAGATGCGTGGAATTTATTTTTACAACAAGATCGTAAGTGTGCATATAGTGGCATTGTTTTAAAATTTGCCTTAACAATGAAAGAATGTGCGGATACAACGGCATCTTTAGATAGAATAAATTCAAGCAAAGGTTATACGCTTGACAATGTTCAATGGGTTCATAAAACTGTTAACATGATGAAACAGGGACTGTCTGATGAAGATTTTAAATACTGGATTAAAACAATAGGAGATAATCTTGAAATTCAAACTAAGGGAAGTCACAAAAAAAGAAGTTAATATTTCTCAGGAAATGTTTGATCTTACCGTAGAAAACAATCACTCATACTGTGTAGGTTTAGAAAAAATAATTGTACACAATTGTGGGTATCCACAGCTTTCTTCTATAATGGAATGTGCTCACGCCGCACATGGCTTGAGGGCTGGAGATGGTCGCCTTGGATTAATTTGTGCAGACGGTGGGTGCAGGAACCCGTCAGACATTGTAAAAGCATTTGCTGCTGGTGCAGACTTCGTTATGCTTGGAGGAATGCTGGCAGGGACTGATGAATGCGAGGGTGAATGGGAATACGAATATAAATGCGAAACCAAACCAGACAAATTAATTGACCGAACAATAACTTGGTGGCAACCTATTGACCCAAAAAATGGTGGAGAGAAAAGAAAAAGGTCACTAAAGTTCTATGGCATGTCGTCTCACAACGCCCAATCAAAATACGGTGGAATAAAAGACTACAGAGCCAGCGAGGGTAGAGTTAAAGTTGTTCCATACAAAGGAAGGGCGGAATCAATAATGTCTGATATACTTGGTGGGATCAGAAGTGCCTGCGCCTATATTGGTGCCACAAAACTAAAAGATATTTCCAAGTGTGCGGAATTTATTAGAGTTAACAGAACACATTACGATCAAACATTGTGAGTTGCAAATGACAAAAACACAAGAACTAATAAACAAGACAGAAAAAAGAAAAAAAGCTTTTGAGATAATGATAAACCATATATCAAAAAAAACAAATCCGTTAATTATTGAAACAGGTTGTGCTAGGCAAGAAGGAAACTTCGGTGGAGATGGTCAGTCAACACTTATATTTGATCAGTATATTCAAGATAATGGTGGAGAATTGTATTCTGTTGATATAAATGAAAGAAATGTATCTGTAGCAAAAAGATTGACAAAAAAAGCAAATGTGATATGTTCTGATTCAGTTAAATTCCTCTATGAAATGAATGCAAAATTAAAGAAAGAAAATAGAGTCATAGACCTTCTTTACTTAGATTCATATGACTATCACGAAGGTATAAAACATCAATCATCATTGCATCATATAAAAGAGCTAATAGCAATATGGCCGTCTTGCTCTTCCGAAACAATAATAGCAATTGATGATAATTTTGAGGATGGTTCTGGAAAAGGAAAGTATGCTAAAGAATACTTTAAAGATATAGGCATTGAACCACTATATAATGGCTATCAAATATTATGGCAAGTTAAATGAATTGTAAGATATGTAATTCTAAAAAATGGGATAGACGTTTTTTGGATATGGCAAAATTGGTTTCCAGTTGGTCTAAAGATCCATCAACAAAAGTTGGTGCAGTTATAACTGACGATGAGAATAGGATAATATCTGTTGGCTACAATGGTTTCCCAAGAGAAGTTATTGATAATGAATCACGATTAAATGACAGGGAATTAAAATACCAAGTAATTATTCATGCGGAAATGAATGCTATTATGTTTGCAAACAAATCCCTAAAAGGATGTACGCTATACACATATCCATTTGAACCATGCTCAAAATGTGCAAGTGTTATAATTCAGTCTGGTATAAAAAGGGTTGTGTCTTACCCAAACTGCAAAGATCGGTGGGAAAGTAGTTTTGAAATATCTCGCAAATTATTCCAAGAATCTGGAGTTGAATTATCTTATGCCACGTAAAAAAAAGATTGACAATTTAGATTCACTAAGGGAAGTTGTGAATGAATGCATAAGTACAAATAACATAGAATTTTTAATTCAGTTGTTGCACAAGCTTCAAACTGAGTATAATGAAATTGCCAAACTAAGTACGCTTGGCAGTTATAAAGAGAGTTGGTCACATAAAAAGGTTTTAGATTATATCACTAAGGAGATCTAGTAATGAATTTAACAGACATGGCAAAGGCTCATCTTGGAAACGTCCAAGGAGCATTGAATGATTTAGTAAAACAAAAGGAGAAGATTGAACAGGAAATCAATAGACTAGTAGAATATCTAAAAGAGGGAGAAAGTACAATCCTTAATAGTGAAGATGTAAATAAGAATGTTGCAGATAAGCCAAATAACTTTTCAGTTCTAGGAGAATAATCAATGACTTTTAATGACTTTTTTGATAGACTTTACAATGTGTCCAATTCTTACCACTGGCACCTGGACAACAACAACAAGGTTGTTGCCACTATACAGAGTGGTCCTAATCGTGGGCATACACTAAATCCGGTAACGGCACTTGCACACAAGTCTGGGTTTGGTTTTTTTGACGACACTAGGGATGGAACTGAATATGCTGCAAGCTTACTAGGTATTCCACGTAGAGTTGCACGTACTATTTATAGTGCTACACTTGGTACGTATAATCGTGGCAATACACAGGTAATGCGTGGTAAAATTCGTTCAGCTCTGGAGGTTTAATTTATGAATATCAATTCTTGGCTTGGCTGCGGTCGTCTAACAAAAGACGCAGATTTTAATGTCACCCAAAAAGGAACGTCAATGGTAAAGTTTCGCATGGCGGTCAATGATCGTCGCAATGATGACACTCTTTACTTAAATGTTCTTGGTTTTGGAAAGATGGCCGAGGCTTTGAAGGATCATTTAAAGAAAGGGAGATTGGTTGGAGTTCAGGGCAAAATTAAGATAGATGATTATCAAGACAAGGAAGGTAATCCAAGGAATTCCGTTTGCGTTATGGCAGACGAAATCTCACTTGGACCGTCCGGTTCCTCATTGCAGGAAAAAGAAAGTGCCTAATTATTTAACCTAGAAAACCCTTTCAATGACCCGATTGCAAAAAGCTTTCGGGTCATTTTTTTTCTAAACACTTGACAATTTTCTGACGATGACATATAATGGAATCAAAGGAGAAAAAACCATGAATCCACAACCATCAGAAAATGTTTCACAAGTGATCGCTTTGCTTTTTATGATAGTATCTGTTTTTGGTTATTTTTTTTCTAAACCCAAAAAACTTACAGACTATTTTGAAATTGGTTACATATCAGAAGAAAAAATACTACCTCGCAAAAATTACACTGTCAGCAAGCCAGCAATCAAATCATCCCCATTAACCCCAAAGAAAAAGCCACAAGTCAAGAAACAGACTGCTGCAAAAACACAAAAACCAAAGCAAACAATGACAGACTTCCAAAAAGAGTGCGTTGAAACACTACAATCTCTTGGTATGAATAAGTCAGAGGCAACCAAAAGAATGTATTCTGTTTTTAAACTAGGCCAACCAAAAACAATAGAGGATTTTATTTCAGGAGCATTCAAGCGTGAGCATAATTAATCAATCCTACAATATAGCACTCTCATTACTACCAAAAGCTAAAAACTCAAGGTGTAGTAGAAATAAATTTTATCACTTTGCGTTTGGATATCATAAAAATAAACTACTCGCAATAGGTCAAAACAATCCAGAGAAGACACACACGCAGGCTTTGATGCTTTCAAAAAGATTCAATACTGGCATGGAACACCCTTACCTACATGCGGAAACAGATCTAATTTCTAGACTTTGGGGAAAATATTACATTGACGACAACCTAAAAATGGTTATAATAAGACTAAACAAACGTGGTGAACTCAGATGCAGTAAACCGTGTCGTTATTGTAACAAGATTATTCGTTCCCTTGGTATAAAAAAAATTTGGTGGAGCATAGATAATGGCTTCAATAAATAATTACCCTCACTAAAGAGTATTAAATATGAACATAATTTGCCCAATAAATCCATTGGGATACGGTGTAACTGGATTGAATATAGTAAAAGAACTTAGTAAAAGGGTTGAAGTATCTCTCTGGACAATTGGTCAACCGCAAGTCACAGAAGAGGAGGACGCCCTAGTAGTTAAAAAGTGTATTAGCAATGCAAAGTTTTTTAATTATGAAGATCCTTCTATTCGTATTTGGCACCAACATGACATGGCTCAGTTTGTTGGGTGCGGAGAGCATGTGGGGTTCCCAATATTTGAATTAGACACGTTTAGTCCAATAGAAAGGCACCAACTAAACTCAGTTGACAGACTGTTTGTTTGTTCAGAGTGGGCAAAAAATGTATGTCTCAACAACGGCATCAAGCCAAGAGGAGCGACTTTTGATAATCCAAAAATAGACATAATACCTCTAGGAGTAGATTTGAATACATTTAAGCCATGCGAAATAAATCCTGGTCCAACAATCTTTTTTAATTGTGGAAAGTGGGAGGTTAGAAAAGGCCATAAAATATTGCCAGAAATATTCAATAAAGCCTTCACAGATGACGATAATGTAGAACTATGGATAATGTGTAGTAATCCATTTTTAGACGAACAAGAGGATTTGCAATGGAAAAGATTGTATTCTGATAGCGAGCTTGGTCACAAGATACGTTTCATAAACAGAGTAAGTAATCATCGTGAAGTGTATAACATTATGTCTAGAGTTGACTGTGGAGTATTCCCATCTAAAGCAGAGGGCTGGAACTTGGAGCCGCTTGAATTGATGGCTTGCGGAAAGCATGTAATAATAACTAACTACTCTGCACACACTGAATTCTGCAACTCAAATAATTCCAAACTAATTAACATAGACAATTTAGAGCCAGCGTATGATGGAAAGTGGTTTAATGGAAAAGTGGGTCAATGGGCAGAGTTTGGAAAATCTCAAATAGATCAAACTGTAGAATATATGAGAGATATTCACAATTTAAAACAAAGCGGAAACCTTAATCAAAATTTAGATGGAGTAAAAACCGCTAATAGATTCACCTGGGAGAACACAGCGGAGGAAATACTGAAAAATGTTCAATATCTTTAATACGAAACAGACGCAAACAAGAGAAGAAGTGTCCAAGCTAAACCAGGAAGATCAAGCACAAGTAGCAATAACTTATTACGTAGATAAAAATGATACCATAGTAAAAATAGATGTGGCCGTAGAAGATTATGATCAAGAAAGCATAAATAAACTATGCAAAATACTTGATGTACTAAGTAATGAAAAGGGGTATCTTGAAACTGTCTACATAATAAAAGATGGGTTAGAAAAAGAAGCCGACGAGGAAGCATTAATAAACTTTTTAATGCACGTAGGTAAACAGTCAACAAAAACATTTTTAAACCAAGTTCAGGATAAGGTAAGGAATCAACCGTGTATACGTCCGTCTGATATGTTATGAAACAAAGGGGTCACGGCATGAAAAAAAATAAATTCAAAATAGGATGGCAGAAGTATGAAGATGTAATGGAAAAGCAACTATCATGTCCAATATTAACGACAGTCATGCAAGGTATGATGTCTAGAAATATTGATAACGAAGAGTATGATGAAGATGAAATTTTGGAAGAAGTGGACTTGCCAAGCAACGGTGCCCCGAATATAATTCCAGTATCAGAAGAACTCTTGAAAGAAGTAACTATGCTTTCAAATTTTGATTGCTGGATGGCACATACAAACTTTGACATAACTCCTCAAGTAAAGGAAAAACTGGACAATGTACCCGGTATAGAATTGTTAAAGATATGCAGTAGGTACAGATTTTTTATTGGAGTGGGGACCATGTTTGATTTTAGTGATGTTAGGAAAAACATTGAAAGTACGATTTTACCCAAAGGAGAATAGTTTATATGGAAGATTGCATGAATACAAAAATTGAAAAAGCACTTAAAAACAAAGATATAGTAAAAATCATGAATAAGGCATCAAATAGCTTTCGCAAACAACTAGATGATGATAGTATTTATACTTGTCAAATAAATGCTCTTTGGAAATCTTTTCTTAACTTCAAGCCAGAAAAGAATACAAAATTTACAACTTATTTGTACAATGGAGTTTTTATAGAATGTATAAAGGAACTCAAATTCAGGAATAAATCTAAACTTGCAACTTGCCAAATACATGAAAATATTCCAAGCAAAGATACATCAACCATGATAGTTGACATTCTAGATGAACTTAACACTGAGGATGAAAGATCTCTTGTTCTTGATAAAATTTCTAATATGACCATAGATGAGATGGCAACTAAACGAAATTCTAATAGGGAAACAACGAGAAAGAAGTTGAATAAAGCGTTGAGAAAGATTAGGAAAAAGTTCTCATCATGTGTATAAAGTAATAGGACTTGGACCAAATAAAGGATGTTTGGGATAAAATAATTAAGAACTAAGTAAGTTAACAGGAGAAATTATGTCTACAACAACAGCGAAGGGTTCAGGTTCTACAGTAAATAATGGTGGAACAGTATTAGCTGCTGGCACCTTATCAGCTAATAGTCCCATGACAAAAGTAATCAATCTTAATGAATTAGCAGTAGATGATGGCTATGGCTCACAAGTAGTAGCTAATGATGGTGGGGCAGTTCCTGGCTACACCGATCCAGCGGGTGTTACCACAGCAAAGTCTGCCGGTACTGGTGGTCTAGCTTATTTTCCAGACGCACAGGCTGGTGAAAGAAACTTCATCCTCAAAGCTGCTGGAGATAGTGCATCTAAGATTAATAATGATAGCACAACACTTCTAAACATTCCAGGCGCAGAATATGACGGCGTTGGTCGTGAAACAATTCACAAGGTTGTATCAACCAGAAGAATTGGTGCGTATGCTAGTGCATCTTTTGATGTTTTAGCAGTTCCAGACAGTGGCGTTGTTCCAGGTAGAACTCGCGGTGCTGGTGCTGGTAGTGCTTCAGATTTTGTTGAAGTTAACGATGGTTCAACATCAGCAAGTGATGATGCGGGATCACCAACAAGATCAGTTCCAGGCGAACTAACTTACCACTTTGGTGGATTAGGTAGACCAACAACTGATGAATATAAAGCAAGGGATGCTTTTGAGCCAAGCGACGATGGGAGTAGTCAAACAACTACTACAACCACAACAACAGAGGCACCAACTACAACTACAACCACAACTGCTGCACCTTAGTAATTATTTCTAATTGATAACTGGTGTCTAGAAATAGGCACCAGTTTATCAAAATCATAAGGGTAAAAAAGTGCAAGAATCATTAAATGCTGAAATAGTAGCTATTTTAGTTAGTTTACTGGGCGGCTTAGGAACAATGCTTAGTTTAGCATGGGTTAAAATTGTAAAACCTTTAATTGATTTGTTAAAAAATCAAGAATACTTTAAAGATTCCGTAGAGCAAATAAGAAAAGAATTACAAACCAATGGTGGCAATAGCTTAAAAGATGCTGTAATTAATCTAGGAAAAACTTGTGACAGAATTGAAGTAAGACAAAGAGTTATAGAGCAAAGAACAAAAGCTTCACTACACTACAGCAATGTTGCACTATTTGAAACAGACGAAGATGGAAGACTTATATGGAACAATGTACATCTTTGTGATCTAACTCAAGATATAGCAAAAAGCGTAGAGGGTTATGATTGGCTAAACTGTATTGACGAAGAAGAAAGGGAAGATGTCTTGCAAGAATTTACTTCCTGTATTAAAATGAATAGAAAATTCAATAGAACCACAAGAACAATAAACGACAAGAAGATTCTTATGGTAGGATACCCATATAAGATAACGGATGAAAAACATGGAGGATTTTTAGTTAGTATTTCTCAAATCAAAGAGGTATAATAATGTCAGACTCCAAATCTTTTTCGCTAAACACTTCAGATTTAGTGAATCTTGGAAAAAACGCACTCCTTGTAGGTTTAGCAGCTATGTTAACTTACGTAGGGGAAAATGTTTCCGATGTAGATCTTGGTACAACAGGTATAATGTTAGTACCAGTAGTATCAGTAGCAATTGATACTTTAGTTAAGTGGATGAAAAACAACGTAAAGGAAGAAAATGGTTGATTTTAAAAAACCATCAGACTTACTTAAAGCCTATAAAGAAGGTTTTGTAGGTTCATACTGCGATCCAGAGGATGTGGATAGGCTACTTGGTGAATTGCCACATCCTCTATTTGGTGCTGCTGCATATAATCTTTATGAAAGTGGTAAAGGTAAAATAGCACTTCTATACAAAAATGTTCAAAGATTTGATCCATCATTTGGTTATACAGAACGGCAGGTTACTGGCGATTGTGTTTCAATGTCAACTAGAAATGCCATAGATGTTACACGTAGTACAGAAATAATAGGTGGTGAACGCGAAGAGTGGGTAGCAAGGAGTGCAACTGAAGCTATCTATGGCTCAAGGGGTCATGGTGGTCAAGGCATGTCTTGTTCTGTAGCTGCCAGATTCGTGCATCAAAATGGAGGTGTTTTACTCCGTAAGAAATATGGAAGCATTGACTTATCCAAATATGATGGTATGCTTGGTGCTAGGTGGGGAAGAAGCGGTGTACCAAGAGAATTAAAAGAAGAAGGTAAAAAACATCAAGTAAAAACAATTAGTCTTATCAAGACGGTAGAAGAAGCCAGAGATGCTATTGCTAATGGATACGCAATAAGTGTGTGCTCTGGACATGGATTTAGTTCCCGTAGAGACAAGTATGGTATAGCAAAACGCTCAGGCGGATGGAGCCATGCAATGTGCTGGTGTGCGATGGATGATTCTCATGAGATTCATAAAGAAACATTATTCTTGGTACAAAACTCCTGGGGAGTTTGGAATGGCGGTCCTAAAAGATTAGATCAACCAGATGGATCATTTTGGATTCGTGAGCGTGATGCAGCAGATATGTTATCACAAAATGGATCGTGGGTTCTTAGCGATGTAGATGGCTTCCCACCAAGGAAAGTAGATTGGACTTTAGAACAAGTATTTTAGGAGAAAATAATGGCAACAACCGACGTAGTAACATATGCAACTTCAGGCATTGGAACCTTACCAGTTCCAGCTAATGCAACAACAGTAGTTATGTGTTTTAACACTGGGTCTTATAGTTCAGCCACTGGTGTGTATGAAACAAGTCTCTCATACGAAGAGCTTGAAACACTGTATACAGATAGATTTGATGACGTTTATTACTATGTGCAATCGGGTTGAATATGAAAAAATTAATTACATCCATAATCCTCTTACTAACACTATCAACTCCAGCGTATTGTATATCTGAAAAAGATGTTATACAAATGTACGCAAGCGTAGTTGATCAATGGAGGGAGCAAATAGTTATTGCATTTGACAATGCTGAAAAAGAAGTTTATCGCAATAACGTTCCAGTGGTTCCAGTTGGGCCAATTCCAAACGAAGACCCAGCTAAATGTCCATGTAAGGGAACAGGAGTGATAACTCACGGTGACGGTCACGATACACCCTGTCCATTTCACAGTAAAGAGTTTGGTTCAATGGAAGATAAAAATTTTATATGTGAATGCGATAGTAGGTGTGCATGTGAAAAATGTGAATGTATAAAAATGGAGACAAAATAATGTTTGATTTAGAATTCATCCTGAAAGGTGTTGCCGTAGTAGTAGCAGTTGGATTGCTATTGAGTAGCATAGATTTTTCATATCTATTAGCTAAATTAACTATCAAGGATGATGAAAATATAACTCCAGACGGTAAAGTGGTAGTTAAAGTTAGAGAAGATAGTCAGTTTCTTAGAACTCTTGAGCTTTGGTATCTTTTAAAAAAACAGTGTGACGATGCTGGATTATCAAATGCATCTGAAAAAATGGATGAAGTATTCCCTCTATTAAATGACAACTTAGAGGAGGGTTAATATGAGATATGTAAAAATACTAATAGCTCTTGCTTTATTGGGATTTGTGTTTTTTGGATCAGTTCCAGAAAACATAGATATAAATCCTATTCCAGACGAAGTTGACGAAGTTGAAGAATTAATACAGGTTGATAAACCCTCTGAAGAAATCCTATTACAAGTTAGACCCGTAGCCAATTTAGTAACAGAAACGGAAGATAGAGCAAAGCTTTCATTGTTTAATCATGAGTTTGCAACGAGAATAACAAAATACAATACAGATGTTCAACAAGTTAATGATTTATATACAAAAGCTGGAGCAATTTTTTTTGAAGACAAACTAAAAGGCAAATATGAAAATTATGCACAAGGTTTAAAGTCTTTAGTGTCTTCAGTAACAACTGATGAGAATCACGTTTTAAGTAATGAAGAAAAGGAAGTTCTACAGAAAGTTTTTAATGGATTGGCGTGGGCTTTAATAGAGAGATAATATATGGATGTTTCCTACATAAAGAAAATTGTTGAAGAAGTATTTTCAAAATCTGGCTACAAAGTTGACAAATTTACATTATTTTGCCCATCCAGTTTAGATGTTAGAATAGATAAAAAAGATGATGGCATAAGTTTTGATTTTACAAAAGTAATGCCAAGTGTAAGAACAAAAAAACTATTCATACCCATAACAGCATATGTTGAGGGTATATTTCTTGGCAAACTTGGTGGAACTATTAAATTAAAATATTTCCCAGATTTTGAGTTTAAGTATAGCGGTTTTGAGCAAAATAATTTTGGGTCTGAAAATCGCGTTGATTTAAGTAAGATTAAAGACTATATAGCAAAAGAATATCCAGACAAGCAAAGAAGAAAAATCGCCAATCTAGCATTGCAATATACTAATGAATGGGCTACAATAGTAAGTCAAAATGGAATAGATCCATCAAGCTACGACAAAAAAAACAAAAAACTTTTGTCTGAAAACTGTCAAAAATTTGTTCATGAGAATATTGTTAACTCAAAAGAAATTGAAGCTAAATCAGCTATTCTTACTTTTATTCTTGTGTATTTAATTTTACCATCAGTTATC